GGCCTAGTGCTGGAATATCGGTTGGATCAAGTAAATTCCAATTTGTGATTAATACTTTAGAGTTCAAATCTTTTATAGTGATGTAGATTCGACATAATCTAGCATCGAAATTTCCGCCGTTTTTAATGGTTCCCTCACAAGTAAAAAAATCTAAATAAAAATTATATTTAGGCCCGGAGATCATTGTGAAATTTACAAGGATGTTTGCTTCGGGGCTTTTGCAATAGGCAAAGATAAACAATAAGATGAAAATAATAATCAGATTTTTCATTTTATTCCCCTTGTTTTTGTCATTGCCCAAACAAGTGCGATAACCCAACCGATGAATGTCCAACCTAAAAAAAGATTCAAAGTTAATATCGCATTTTGTTGACGATGTTTTCTTTTTAAGGATACGATTGATGGTAAGAAATAAATAATTAAACCACCAAAAACCAAAATAAAGGTTGTCATATGAATCTTCTGTTTTTTATTTCTCTTTTTTCTCTAAAATATCCTTTATCATTTCAAGAACGGCACATAGCGTCTGAACATTATTTTCAGAAAGAATTAATTTAAATGATACTGCTTTCATATCTTTTAGGCAAATCTCCTCAACTTCCACATCTAAAGCATCGACTATCTTTAGAAGCGTATTAAGCGAGACATTTTCCACGCCCGTTTCAATCCGAGACATCGTAGCTTTTCTGATGCCGACTTGCGCTCCAAGTTCTTCCTGATTCCATCCCTTGAAATCTCGATATCGCCGGATATTCCTGCCGATTATTTTCTTCTGTTCTTTAATATCCAAATTAAACTCCTCCAAATGTGCTTTATATATCAACTTTTTTGGAAGATCAATAGAAAATAAAATAATTTAACAAATTCCTTGACAACGCATTAAAAATGATTTATATATTAATCATGATGACCTCCGAAGAAACTAGGAAGAAATTGGAAGAATTCCTATATGAGCGGAATTGGACACTTATCCAAGGAGCGCCATATTTCGGTGTTTCCGTTGCTACCCTCAGTCTGTTTCTTCGCGGTTTGGTAAAACCACATCCAAGAAATTTATACCGATATAAAAAATTGATGGGAATCCAAGAATGAAACCCGCCGATTTTTCTTCTTTGCCGAGACTCCTTTCTAAATGTGAAGCGGCCTACGTTCTCCAAATCTCCGTGAGGAAACTCGACCTCTTGCGCAAAGCCCATGATTTGCGGAGCGTGAAGATTGGCGAGTTGGTACGGTTTGATATGAAGGACATTCAAGAGTTTATTAATCGCCGTCGTTCTCGCCGTCCGCCGCTTTTTGTATCTCATTTTCAAAAGGAAATATAACGTGAATAACGGATGCTGGCAAGGAAACCACACGGAGAATTTTTCCGCGCTCCTCTCTCAGCTTGAGACGCCGCGCAAGGAAATCGCGTTCGCGCTCGGCCTGCCGTATCACACTTATGAGAAATATGTTCTCGGATTCATTTCATTCCCGCCCGACCTCATTCCGCCGCTCTATTCGCTGACGCGGGATAGAAGAATCATCGAGTTTTTTACGACGGCCTGCGGATTCTATCTTCGGCGGAAACCTTTCTCGGCAAAGGAAACGAATGACCCGATACGTGAAGCATACGATTTGAGCATTGCAGTCGGTGCGGCTCAGAAGATCGTGAGGGACGCGCTTATCGACGGCCGGTTATCATCGGCAGAGCATGGCGCAATACACAAGGCGCTGGACGTGCTGGAGAAAGAGATCGAGCATGTACATTCGGCTATCGATGAGAGGAAAGCAAAATGATTGATATGAAAATTCCCGAAATGGCATTTGTCGGAATCTGTTCTTGCGGAAAATTGGTTTATGCCGGAATGGACGGCAAGGGCGAGAAAAGAGAACGAAATAAAGAGGTAATGGAACTTATTCGAGACGGATATAAAGTTGATCGAATTTCTGTTGAAAAAGTGCGGCAAATGGAATGGTGCAATTGCGAACGGAAAGCCATCCACTGCGAGTATCATGCCGCGCAAAGTGAGCTTTGGGAGATTGAACAGAAATTAAACGCGGATATAAAAGGGGAAGTGAAGTGAGGAAAATTGCCTATTCCCTCTTTATGGTAATCCTAACTTTAGCGGCGATGATTATAGTAATAGTTCATAAAGATATATTTTTTATTGCCCTTTCAGGAATTGCATTGGGCATATGGATTGCATTACTCGTAGAGGCTGGGACCGGGGCGGTTCCGAAATTAAATAAGGAGGGAGGCCGGAGAAGATGAAATCCTGGCTCATCGTTTTTTTATCATTCGCGGCATTCGCCGCCGGGATCATCGTCGGCCTTCGCAAGGAGGCGCGGCGGATTGAAAGGATGCGGAAAGAGCGGCAAAGGATTCAACGGGATTATCCCGACAGCGTGGAAAAAGATTACAAAATAGGGGCAGCATGAGCCGTCCCAAATCAGCCGAGACGATTGCCAAAGAGCAGGAACGGGCCGTCCGCAAACATCGTCGAGAATTGAAGCGGAAAGAGCGAGGGGCGAAGGCCGCGGATCGGGCAGAGCGGAAACGGCGGCATGAACTGGCCCAGGGCGCGAACCTGCGAATCAAGGCCAATGGCGATTTCTCAATGCGCAATGTACTCCATGGAAAGGAAACCTGGTTCTGCAAAATCTGCAAGACGGCCAAGCCATCGACGGAGATGATTGCGCCGGATATCTGCTATCAATGTCATTTCAACGATGACGATACGGAGAGGCCTGCGGTAATGGTGCAAGGGGATGACGTTCCATTGCATCCCGTACCTCTAATTACGTCTGGGCGGCCAGGCCCGGATATTCAATCAAGTCAATTAAAACTTTTTTAGGAGATGAATATGAGTATTACTAAGGCAATCGAATATTCAGAAAACGCCAGAATCAATATCAAGAATTTTGAAAAAATGAATCCATTCAGTATTTCTATTTTATTGGATTTGGCAATAGAACAAATCGAGTCCGCCATTAAAGAATTAGAGAAAGAGGATTGAATGATTGATCGCAACTCTATTTATCCCATAAACCTCTACAAGCGAATGGCCGATAACCTTGAGAACTATGATTGCCCCGATTGTAATGGAACCGGATTCATCGATATCGATACCGGCGGCGGCAACTCGCGGACGATGTTCTGCAAATGCCCGAAGGGACAAGAGCTTCTAGAGGCCGATGAGAAGGCAAGGGCAGCTAAGGAATATGATTCATGAGCAACTATAACTCAGCAACCGACGATCCCAATATACCGGGACGCGGTATGAGTTTTAAGGAGTAGCTCAAGATGAGCATTTTAGAAGAGGCCAAACCCGAAGCGGCCTTCGCAAAATTCGGGCTGTATGGAGAGGCAGGATCAGGGAAGACCTATACGGCTTCTTTGATTGCCATAGGTCTCCATAAATTTATTCATGCCGAGAAACCGATTGCTTTCGCTGCAACTGAACCCGGCGTGGATTATGTTCTTCATCTTTTCAAAGACGCAGGAATAAAACTCGTCACCAAAAAGAGCCGAGTCTTTTCGGACCTCTTAACCATTCATGATGAAGCCGAAAAAGAATGTTCCATCCTTATCATCGACAGCATCACACACTATTGGGTTGAACTCCAAGAAGCCTGGATGAAGAAAAATAATCTGACGAAGATTAATTGGATGAAACACAGTGCTCCCATCAAAGCGATATGGCGTGATTTTAGCGACCGCTATATCAACGGAAAACTCCACGTCATCATGTGCGGACGGTCAACGGTGATCTTTGAAGATGTCATTGATCCCGAAGATGGATCTAAAGAGGCAAAGAAAACCGGGACTAAGATGAAGACAGAAAATGAAATGGGATATGAACCCTCACTCCTTGCTGAAATGTCTGCCATTCAATTATCCCCGCAATTCGGAAGCAAACTTGTCCATCGAAGCTTCATCAAAAAAGACCGATTCAGCATCATGGATGGAAAACTTTTTGACAATCCCACCTTTGAAACCTTCGTACCGCATATTGAACGGCTCAATATTGGCGGTGAACATCGAGCCCTTGAGTTAGATCGGCCGGATTCTACGACATATATCAAGTCCGAAGAAACCGGCGAGAAACGGGCACTCAATAAGGAAATCCTCTGTGAAGAGATTCAGAATGAGGTCAGGAAACTTTACCCCGGTCAAACCGAAGGTGACAAACTCAAAAGAATCGCACTCTTTGAGGAAGTTTTCAACACGAATTCGTGGACGAAGATTTCAACGCTCACCAAGAATGATGTTCTAGCCGACGGCCTCAACGTAATTCGGGCCAAAGTTTTTGATGTCTCTAAGTCCGTGCCGAAAGCTGCAGTCCTACTTGCAACGATTGATCCCGGCGACGGCAAATCTAAAAAGAAAGGAGCAAAAGCATGAGTCCATTTTGGCCTGTCCCTGGAAATGAATTGGCCCCCGAAGGTCACTATTCCTTCAAACTGAATAAAGAGCCAGATTTCAAAAAAGAAGAAAAAGAAGGAAGGGGATATGTTCGAATTGTCCTCTATGCTACGGCTCTTGGAACAGAGGGGAATTATCGTGTAGTTGATAGTTTTGTCCCCTGGGATCCACGTTATACCGACTTATGTAAAGCATTGGGTGTTGAGCATGGCAAAGATATCTTCATGGCAGGCGGAATATTTGAGGGTGATATCAAACATGAGGAAATCAAGGGTAAAACTTATGCGCGGATTGCCAATATCGTGATTCAAGTCGATATCCCCGACAAGGATGATGGGATAGACATCCCTTTCTGAAGCAATATGACCAACTCCGGCCGGAAGTCCACGTCAAGGAAGATGCTGGTGTTTAATCGCACTCAACCCTCCTTTTTGCGCCTTCCCTTCCGGCCATCATTTTTTGGAGCCGGGGAGTCCACGAGAAATGAAATTGGTCTTGACCGGCCGGCGTTTCTCGACAGGAAGCATCCGCCGCGTCGGAAGATCGGAGTATTGGACGGCTTCCCTCCCCGGCTATTTTTCTAAAGGAGATTGAAGATGGCTGAAATATTCAAACCCTATAGACAAGAATCAAAAACAAACTGGGGAGTTTACCTTGATGAAAAAACGCCGATATGCCGAGAACAAATTCAACTCGGAGCGATTCTTCGCATTGCCGACGCTACCGAGAAGATGGCCGAGAATTATGGTGTGTTGATAAGGGAAAGGGATAGATTAAAAAAAGATATTCAATACCAAGATGATAAAATTAAAATATTTCATCATCGAATCGCCGGGCTCAAGGGCTACATCAAAAGAATGAAGAAATGAACGACTTCCCTTCTTTTCCTTTTTATGCCGCCGATTGGCTAGCCGATGAGAAGGTTCAAATGATGAGCATGGCCGGAGAAGGTTGTTATATTCGGCTTCTCGCTTATCAATGGCGCGAAGGTTCAATTCCTGCCGACAGGTCTGCCATAGCTCTGTTATGCAAGGCAAACGATGGCTCTGCCATAGATGAGGCATTGGCACACTTCCAACAACTGTCACGAAATCCGGGCCGATTAATCAATAAAAGGCTCGAAAAGGAAAGAAAGAAACTAGAAGACTTTCGTAAAGCAAAGCAAATAGCGGGTTTAGCCGGGGCCGACAGCAGATGGCACGGCCATAATTCGCCATTGGCGAAAAATGCCTCTTCATCTTCATCTTCAAATAAGAATAAATCAAGAGATTTATATATTGGTCGAACGCCAAGCGAATTCGACCCACACTTTGAGGAATTCTGGGCTCAATACCCAAAAGAGGGAAGACTCGCTAAGAAGGAAACGCGGACGAAGTTTATCGCTCTCTGCAAACGGGGGGAGCTTGAGGAATTTAAAAAAGGCTGCCAGGGCTATGGCGACTTCTTGAAACATAAGCGAATCGTCGAGCATTTTGAGCAGACGGCGATGTATGCCAAGACGTTCCTGAATGGGCGATGGAAGGAATATGTCGGGTTCAAATACGAGGCTCCGTTATGAAACATCAATCTATCATCCCGCCGGGGGAAGGAGAATGAAGATGAAAAAGAATAAACCATATAGCACGAAGATGTGGGCCATTTTATTTTATTGGGATTATCCGGGGAAAAATCATCCCATATTACTCTACGGAACATTTATGACAAAAAAAGAGGCCATAAATGATTTTGTCGGAAAGGGATTATCCCCAGAAGAACGCGATAAAGAATGGAAAGGAGCAATGTCAAGCGGTTATCGTGCCGTTCATGTTCAAATTACTCTATTGCCAAAGGCGGCAAAATGAAGCTCACCATCGACCTCCCGATCATAAGCGCAAACAAACTTTTGCGTATGCATTGGGCTAAAAGGGCGAAGATACAGCAGGATTATTATTGGGCAATTATGAAAGAGCTCGGTTGTGATAATCCGAATTGTTTACATCCCTTGCGCGATAGGAAAAAGAAAAGGGTTGTCATTACCAGTTACCGCAAGCGACTACTTGACAAAGAACGATTATATGGAGGAACCGCCCCATTGACCGATGCATTGAAAAAGGCCGGTTTAATTTGGGACGACTCGGAGAAATGGCTTGACCTGGAGGATAGGCAGGTCGTGGACGGGAAGAACCCGAGGACGGAGGTGGAGATAACATGAGTGATAAACGAGTCGATAGGTTTATTGAATCGTGCGTAAGATGTTCTTTTTTTTCTTACGAGGATATCGGTGAACAAGAGGGATATTGGTGCAATAGGGGCGAGAGAAAGTTATTAAACAATTACCCCGAAATTCCCGACTCCTGCCCCCTGCCCAAGTTGCCGTTCTTAAACAAAAATAAAATTATCCAGATTCAAAATATTCTATTAGCTGTATCTGAGAAAGAAACGGGAGTAATTCTTGCGATGGCTAAACTTGATACTATTCTTCATGAAATAGGGGTAGAGATAAAGGAAGTGTCCGATGCCGAACCCAAATGAAAGTAGGCGGGCTGTCTATGATGCCCTAGGGATGACTTTTTCTGTAACGAGAAATGATATTGATTATTTTTGCGAAGAAATGGAAACCTTATTGACCCACAAGGCCACAAAGGGAAGTCTGCAAAGACGACAGGAAGAAGATTATTTAAAATGGTTATTTGAGAAAGTCGGGGTAACAATTAGAGAGGAGGTCAGCGATGGCGACTAACGACAAAATGAGGGCGTGGCTGGAAGGGGAGAAATATGAATTTTTTGGAGGTCCAAAATGGAGGGAGAATCCTGATCTCCCATTCTGGATGAAAAAGGCCAATGAAAAGGGGGAGCGGAGAAATATTATGATCAACTCCATCCTTGCCGCGCTTGAGCGGAAAAAGCCGACCATATCAAAAATGCCGGATGGATGGTGGCTACACCTTACGGGAAAAGATGGAAAGATGGCCGATGTTTACTTAGGACCCGAACATGGCCCGATTGTCGAGAGTGTTCTAAATGATAATGCCGCCCGGGAGGGGGAGGGGGAGAAGAAACAATGAAAGAATCCTACGATGAGGGTGTCAAGCGCCGGGAAGATTTCGTCAATCGCCGAATTCGTATCGGCGGAGAGTGGAGGGCGGCGCATCCGGAAGGATTGTCGGCCGCCAACCTTGAGGAGTTCAAGGCGTTCATGAAACGTCGTGAGGCCGAGGAAATCAAATTGGATCGCGCCGCCCAGGAAGGGGGAGAAAAAAAATGAGCGAATACGACGAACTAATTGCGCGCCTATTGGAACAACGGGAAACGTTGCTTGCGATCATCCGTGAAGGCGAAGCAAAGCTGGACGTATTTCTTAAAGCGATAGATTTGGGTCGATCGGAGCTGGCGAAGATCAAAAACATACTGAACGCAATGAAGGCGGGGCAGAATTGAGATTCCCTCGTCCGCCGTCCTCAATACCTCGGATACGTTGTGACCCTAGACGATTCCGTACCCGGGGGACTACTATGACCATCGGCATTGTCGAGAAGCGGCAGACCACGGGGCATCATATATCTCCGGAGAGTACTAGATTAATCTCCAGGATAGTTAGGTTTAGGTTTTGTCCGTATGAGGAAGGGGAGAAGGAGGATTAAATGGACGACTTAATGAGATTCCACGCGGAGTTACTCAGCATCCGAATCGAGATGGAGGGTATGGTGGCCGAAAATCAACAGCGTCTTCATCTGGGGCAGTCTATGGCCTATACGGAAAAAGAATTTCAGAATGTTCAAGGACGGTTACAAGGATTGATTGAATTATATCGACGGTAGGCGGGAGGAGAAGATGAAAATAATACGTGACCCACGGGAATGGAGGGTGAATTTGACCTTAGATAATAACCATTGTCCTTTTCTGTGTTTTCCCGCCAATTATCATGGATGTAGGTTACAGCAGAATGGCGAAGAATATTGCACTTTTGAAAGTTGCCCCAAGCGGCTGATGGCCGAAGCGGAGGTATCCGATGTTGTCCAGGAAGGGGAGAAGGAGGAAGAATGAGCAATCCGATTCCATATTGTTGTTTAACTTGTCGTTTTTTTAACATCAAAAATCCCCATTGGTTTTGTTGGACTTCATGCAAACAAATTTGGGCAAAGAGATATTGGAATAAGCCGACCTCGGCGGGAGGGGAAGATGAGTTGTAAATTAAAAATTCGTCCAAGTGTAATTACTGCAATGGCAAAGGATTTTATTTTTTATGCTAATGGGCAACCGGGCGATATCCCTCCGGGCGGATATGAGCATTCGCATTTAACGGAAGGGAATGCTATTGCGGTAGTTATAGAATTTTTAAAGAAAATTGAAGCCGAAGCAGAGGTATCCGATGAAAAATAGGCCGGGGAAAGAAGAATTATTGTGGAAAATTGAAATGCTAAAGAAAAATTGTTTCAATAATAAATTAGCCTTCGGTTCATGCGCTACTTGTGCGATAAGAAATAAATGTTCAATTGAATTAGCCGAACTTCGGCGACTTGTGAGGCAAGGAGAAAAGGAGTAAGGAAAATGGAAAAAGTAGAAACAACAACGACATATTGGGTTTGTAGTATTTGTAGGACTTATCATCAAACGGAAAAGGGGGCATTGGAATGTGAGGCGATTCCTTTTTCCAAGGTGAAAATACGTGACAGTGTTTCTCATAAACTCATTGATAATTGGAAAAAGGGCATGGTCATCATTGTGCATCTTCACGACATTGGAGATAGACTTGCAGTCATCGTGGATGAAAAAAAGAAAGAAGGGACGCACAATATTTTTCCCACATTGGGTTTTCTTGATCGGGACGATGAGCAGTACTCTTGGTGGGAGCATGAGGATATAAAGATTGTAGATCGTAGAACAATCAGAAAGAAAATCAAACGATGGCTAGATGTTTTAGGGTCGAAGGATTAGAGGATTCCGACCAGGAATGGGAGAAGGAGAAGGAATGAAACGAAATAGACCCGGTATGTCGGCCAAACATGGACATAGTACGTACAAGAAATTTCTACCGTTAGCAATTTTATTCGCCTTTATTTTCACCTCCGCGACCTGTCCGCCGAAGCCGCCGCCTGAGAAGGTGTGGGTCAATGTCTGCAACTCATTCCCTGATATACCGGCAACCGAAGCGCGGGTAGCGAATAAATACTGCCCCTCTCACCCTGCCCAATATGTGAAGGGGACAGAGCCCGTCGTTATCTGCGTCCTCCACGTCAAGCCCGAACCGCCGATTCCTCAATGCGATATCCCCTGTTGGCTGACTCACCAATATCTCATTTATGATGCTTGTCTTTTAGGTTGGCCCAGCTCGGTGAACAATGAGGAATTTACCATCGAGGATGAAACGGCCTATGCCGATGCCATAACCGAAGACGGCATAAATTGTATCAGAGGCTTCGGCTTTTTCCTCGATGACGTTTATAAAGACGGAAAGCCGTACTGGATAAGCTGGAAGCCCGTCGATGAAGAATATCAGTCGGTATTTCAACGCCGATTAAAACTCATGGCGGACCGGAAGATTACTACCATCGTCTCCCTTTGGGCCTACGGCGGGGGGTCAACGGACTCGGAGATCGATTACATTGTTGATTTGGCAAGGCCGTTTATGCCCTTGGTCATATTTGAAATGCAAAACGAATCGTCATCTATGAGCGAACAGAGGAGACTTATCGCCCGATGCAAAGCGAAGGGGATTCCAAATTCAGCATTGCTAATAAATTTCAATGACTCAGGCGATTTCGCCGACTGTCTCCAGAATGAATTGAACGGCGAAGGGTTGGCCTGTGGACACGGAGTAGGATCAATGCAAACAATCGACGCCCCGTGGCCGAATGGTTGGTCGACCAGCTCCGGCACATTGGCCTTGATGAAATATGGCTTATTCCCCAGCTCGGACGGAGAGGACGCTGCTCATTCGGCGCAAGGCTTATATTGGTTCTGGCTTCCCCCACCCGGTCCGGGCCGAAGGCCGTCTGTGGACCAAATATATGAGATTACAAAATGGTCCTTACAGAATGGCCGGGGGTATGAGCAACTCTCTGCCGCCGCCTTCCAATCCGGGGGCCGTCCGAACCTCAAGGCGGCGATTGAGTTGGGGAGAGAGGAGCGCTTAGCTATGAGACGGGCCTATAACGAAGTAATTCATTAAGGAGAAAATAATGAAAGAAAAAGAAATTCTGAAAGAAATCCAAGCCCTGAAAGGAGTTAAGCCAAGAATCGCCAAGTTTGCGGCATTCTCAATTTTCGGGGATGACAATGTGGCCTCCATCGAAATCCAAATCAGGGTGTTGGATGAAAGGATGAATGAAGCAGAAATAGATGATGCGTGTGCAGAAGAAGACGATGATTATCTTCTTTCGTCTGCGATGGCTGCCTTTAATTGGATGGAAGGAAACGACGCCGAAAGCCCATCCGAAGGCTGGATAAAATTAGCAGATATTAGGGAAAAGAAAATAAAGAAATGATATTGATTGACCTTGGCCGGGAGGAGCGGAAGGCGATGAGGAATGCGTATTTGGAGGTCATTCGTTGATTTCTGACAATGTTTTTTGGGACAGAATAGCTGAGCGCGCCCAAGAAACTATTGTCTCATTGAAATTTGGTCGCATTCCTCGGGTTATTCGCTTTGCTGTTCATGTTACTTCCTTGTGTAATATGAGATGTGAATATTGTTCTGAGGCCAAGAGAAAATCAGCAATGATTGACAGACAATTATTTATTGATATCTGCCGTCGTGCGGGAAAAAGCGGAATTGTTCATATTACTGGCGGCGAACCTTCTCTTGTTCCTTGGTTGCAGGACGAAATTTATAATCAACGGGAAATAACTAGATTTGCGTGGAATAGCAATCTTCTAATAATGCCGAGCGATAAATTATTAACATCAATATTCCGCCTAAAAACTTCGCTCGACGATTATCATGCAGATAGATGGAATGAAACAACGGGCGGAAATCATTTTGATCGAGTGGTTGAAAACATAAAAAGAAGCACGATAAAAGTTAAATATACCTCTATTTGTTATACGGCGACACATCAAAATTCTCATCGCTTGGATAGTTTTATAAGATTTTGTAAGACCGAATTTCCGAATCTATATTCTATTTCCGTTTCTTTCTATAAAGGACAAAACACAACTCTCGCTTTAACGGCCGAAGACATTTCTCTGCTTTTTGAATTTTCACGAGAACTTGATCCGATATCTAAAAAAGTTTTCGACGAAACCCATTCTCGTCAAGGAAATTATTTTCCAGACAACATGAAAATTCCATGTTACCTATCTATGACCGAACGCCTTTATGATGAATTTGGAGATGAATATTATTGCTCTCATTTGTATAGAGATAAAGTTAGGCCGCCTGGGCGTCCTGGCCATGACGAACATTGTATAACCGGATGTAATTATCGGTTTAATAAATTTAATCGAATGATTCATCGGGAATTAGAGGAGGCAACGGCATGACCAGAACACAATTCTTTAGCGGGAGGAAACGAACAAATGATCCCCAAGGATAATCTCCTAGATAATCTCGAAAACCAAGTAATCCTCAAGGGTTATCGTGGAAGCATTGCACACGGGACATATGAAGAAAACGTAACGCATGATGATAAAGATATTATGGGAATTTTTGTTTCCCCGCCGGACGTTATTTATGGAATAGCCAACATGGAAACCATCGAACGGGCAATTCCGGAGAAATTGTCGGAGAAAAGAACCGTTGTTTGGGACATCGTTTATTATAGTCTCCGTAAATACCTGAATCTTTTATTGAAACAAAATCCCAATGTCATCATGTTACTTTGGTTGGATGAAAAATACTATATCAAAAGAACCCGCTGGGGAAATCTTCTTATCGAAAACAGATCAAGGCTTTTATCTAAACAATCCTATCATTCATTCTCTGGTTATGCGTATGGACAATTACACCGAATGACCCATCATATTCCAACGGGTCAGATGGGGGCAAAAAGAAAAGAATTGGTGGATAAATTTGGATATGACACTAAAAATGCTGGACATCTTATCCGACTTTTAAAAATGGGAATCGAGGCATTGAATACTGGGGAATTAGTAGTGGAAAGACCCGATAACAATATGCTTTTAGAAATCAAGCGCGGAGAATGGTCACTTCAAAAGGTTTTGGATTATGCGGATTCTCTATTTCGCCTTATGGAAGATTCTCTGGTTAAATCTACTTTGCCCGCCAAAGTTGAATATGATTTTGTAAATAATCTTTGTATGGATATAACAAAGGATTTTTACAAATGACTCGCCCCCAATTCTTTATGCAGCAAACCCCTCATTCCATGAGAAGGGCGGGAGAAGAGGCTACGAAATGAACGGCAAAACGTTTTTCATCGTCGGCGTGATCCTTCTATGCGTTTTTCTCTCCGGCATATTCATCGGAGCCACGATAGCCGCAAAAGCACAGCGAGAAATTGATCGGCAGAAGATCGAGGCCATGACAGAGGAAAATTTAAGGGTGCTGGAACGTGCTGAGAACTTAGAGATTGCACTAAGAAATGCGCTTGGGCTCAAGAAGCCGACGGAAGCGATTCCGATACTGAGGTCGGGAACGGAGGATTGAAATGTATAATCCAAAAAGATATTTCCATAATGGGCGATTCTTTGAATGGGGCAAAGATTTAAGGCCGGCACAAATGGATGGATTGAGAGCCGGGGAGGTTTTTATTCTACTAGGGAAAGACGGAAAACCCCATAGTAAAGTTTTGATGGATTCTTATGATCAAATCAGGGAAAAACTGATAGAGAAGGGCGAGAAAGTCGGGACGGAGGATTGAGATGGATGCACTATTCTACGTCATAATATTTTTATTGGCCGTAATTGTCGGCCTTATATTTGTAATCGTCTATCTTATGGATGCTCTTGCGCGAGTTCGATTCCAAAGTAAAGGAGATTGATCATGGACATTCCAGGATTAATTGCGATCGTTTTGGCGGCAACGCAGACGATCAAGAAAGGTATTGAGGCACTTCTGAAACATGAAATTTCCTCCACGTTCGCCTGGATCATTTCTTTCCTCGTTGTGCTTTTTGCCGTTTCCTTCAAAGCCGTGGAAACAGCAACCCCCTTTAACTTCGCGCTCATTGTCGTTTTCCTCGAAGTCTTAGTCGGCGGCAACGGCACTTTCCTGTTTCTCAAGAAGATCCTCGAAGCCTTGGGCGTTCTCAAGAAACCGGCTTGACCGGACGGCTGACCTCACCGGAAACGAGGCGGAGGTAGTCAGGGGGAGGGCAAGAGGAGGAATATTATGAGTGATCATAAAAACGAAACATGGTGGATTATTCAATCTGGCAAGATTTGGTTACCATATACAGCACGATCAACAAGGAAACAGGCAATATCGGATCGTTGTGCAATGCGAGCTTGGATCAGCCTTCCCATTTATGAATCTTGCGTAAAAATTGAAGTCCGAAAAGCCTAACCATGCTCGCCGACCTAATCCATCGCAAGCTCCGCATGGAGGAAGCATGCCTGAATTAGAATCCATCATCCTCTCGATCCTTGAACATCATCGGGGACGGGAGAACGCGATAAAAGGCCATGCGCTGCTCTATCAGATCAACCGCGAGATTTATCCTGAGCATGTAGGGGAAAGGAAGTTGAGGGAGGCCATCCAAGAGAGATTGCCGCATATCTGCTCATGTCCAAATGGATATTTTCTAGCCTCATCACCGATAGAGGCCGGGAAGGTCGTCGATTATCTAAGGCAATATCAGAAGGCATTCTATCGACGAGAGAGGGCAATCCTTGATCAATTTCGAGAAACGAAACAAGGGGAACTTTTCCAATGAAGTTAATCATTCATCGCCTAGATAATGGATACAGCATCCACGGGGATGAAGTCAAAGAGGTCTTTGAGGACGGGGAAGACGAATTCGGAGAGTTGGAATCTACGGAAAAACTCCTGTGGGCAATTCTGGAATATTTCGGCCAAATAGGAAATCGGCATGATGCGAAGCGATTGAGGATAGTAATGGAATCGGGGGATAAATACCTGGATGGGAAGGAGAAGGAGGGATGAGTAGACAGGCTGAAACGTATTGTATGGATTGTGGAAAACGAGTGTCTTCGAAATCCAGGCGGTGTCCGAAGTGCGGTCAATTCTACGCCTGGAAATTCAGAGATAAGAAACGGGCCGTGAATGAATTGAGAGCGGAGATCAATGCGAACATGAAAACCTTTGGGACTCATCCGCAATGCCGGTACTGTCGGCGAGACTGCAAAAGTTATAACGCTCCACATTCGGAGATTATTTATTGTCCACGAACTGCGAATGCCGAAATGGTGAGGTAGACATGAAAAACGATACTAAGGAAATTAAACCGGAAGAGAAGGATTTGATGATTAAGTTGTTGAGACTGGAGGAGGCGGTAACCGAATTTGTGGGACTTCCCAAGGATGAATATTATTTCATCATTTGGCTCTACTCGCACGATTACGTCATCGGGAGGAAGGAGTAGGATATGTTAACTAGACAATTAACGAAATATGAAATAGAAAATGAAAAAATGTTGGAGGATTTTCGGAAAGGTAGTAAAGTACTAATAAAGGCAATAGATGCAATTATAAAATCAGAAAGGCCCTTATATTATTATACTGGCCATCAAGTTAAAGAAATCCTTATTATTTTGAAAGCGCGTATTTATTGGTCTATCCATGAAAGCATCCATAACCTTTTTCGTGGTTGGAATAAAGAGGAATAACGATGTCAGACGAAGCAATAAAGAAACGGCAGGCTAGAGCGAAAGAATTGGTTGTCGTCTCAATGCCCAAAGTTAAAATTCTGCCCAATGTAAACATTGATCCGATATTTAAAAATGGGTGGGATGATATGTGTTATAGAATTAATCCAAAACATCCAGAAAGAGCCGCCCGATGGATAAATAACTCGGTGATTAATAGTCGTAAATATTTTATGAAAAAATATGGTCATCCAAATTCCACCCCAGATGAATTTAAAGAACTTGTTGATAAAGTACGCAAGCAATGTAAGTTTTCTAGATTCATTAGGAGAATATTAAGTTATGCCCGATGTCAGCTCCTCTAAACAAACCGATCGACGTTATTTTGACAAAGCTTTTGCATGGCTAGAAAATCAGAACTATTCCGTAGCCGTAGCCAAGGGAAAACTAGCGAAAAGCTGGGATTTTGTTTGCGTGGATTATAGCGGTTGGAAATACGTCAAAAACTTTTTTAAGCAGATACCGAAAGAAACCTATGAAAGACTGCTCTCCTATGATTATTGTCCCTGCCAATCATGGGCAGTTGTGCATATCCAATTCATCGTTTGGGATGAATATTCGCATAAACCCATAGCCTCACCTAAATTGATGTTTAATCATCCCGATCAGAAGATTCCCGACTCTATCAAGAATCTTGTCAAGTAATTTATCCTTCAACTTCTAACTCTTTTCATTCAACTTCCCCCATTTTTTTACCAACTTCGGGGCGATTTATACCAACTTCCGAAATCACTAAAAATCTACATGGTATAAAAGAGTCGGAAAATGAAACAACTAACATGCTTTCATTGTCATGGAAAATTTAATGCGGCCAATAGATCAAAGATCCGATATTGTCCATATTGCCAAGAGGTACTTTTTGGTGAGCCAGATGCTAAGTGGTTACGGCAAATTAAAAGCAAGCCAAAAATTAAATCATTTATACGGAGGTATGATCGATAGATGAGAATTCGGCGATGGGGAAAATGGGTATGTGGTACCTGTTGGGCCGACTGGAAAACCTATCATGGACTAGATGGTCGAGAGGCCGCACAATGCGAATGGTGCGGAGAAGGTATTTATACCGGAGATAATTATTCAGAAGAAGATTTGGAACAATGGGCTGCTGAAGAATCACCAATGAATGAAAAGAATAAAGACTAAATGACTATTTGGACGGATGAAAAACTGGGGAAACTCCAGGAACTATTTTTGGCGGGGCAAACTAGGCTACAAATTGTCGATGAATTATCATCAATTTTCGAAACGACCTTTACCTATAACAGCATTGATTCCAAAATCAGGACTCTGGGACTCGTCCGGGTCAAAACTCAAGATTTCAATAATAGTGCCCCCAAATATAACCGGGAGATTCGACTGCCGCTGGATGATTATCTAATCACTTGCGATTATCATTCCCCTTATTTCAGTATCGAATGGCACAACCGCTCCCTTGCCGTTGCCGAGAAATTCAACATCAAAAAACTGATTGTTATCGGAGACTTGCTGGATTTCGGATTCGCTTCGTTTTTCTACAGCGACAATAAACCCAGCCTGGATCAGGAGAAGGATGAAAATATCCGGCTTATTCAATCGCTTATTCAGACTTTCGACGAAATCTATCTCCTCAAGGGGAACCATGAGGACAGACTGGGCAGGTTGACGGATGCTAAACTCCAGGCCCGGATCCTTCTGGAACTTTGGACGAAGGAATCCTGGCAGACAAAATTCAAATATTCGATTTATGACAAACTCTATATTGGGGATGAATGGTTGCTTATTCACCCCAAAAGTTACAGCCAAATCAGCGGACAGGTCGCCAAAAAGCTGGCCTCGAAGTTTCATAAGAATATCATCAATGCCCACGGCCATTTCCTAAGTTATGGATACGATGTAAGCGGGAAATATTTGGCCGTCGATATGGGCGGGATGTTTGATGTCGAAAAGATTGAGTACAAGTGCATAAAAACTACCACTCATCCCGAGTGGAATACCGGATTTGGCCTGATTAAGGATGGCCACTTTTACTTCTTTGACAAAAATACGGATTGGAATTTCTGGCTAAAATAGTGAGTCTTTGATTATTACCGTACTTCAGATAATCGGAGTTTCATGTACATTGGGCGGTATATACTTGACGGCCAATAAAAAACGGGCGTGTTGGATCGTGTATGAATTCGGCGGAGTATGTTGGATAAGTCTTTATATGCTGAAGCATTTATACATTGCCATCATAGCTCAAGCAGTTTTTATGATTCTGAATATTTATGGATTCATTAAGTGGAAAAAGAGGGAGACCGATCATGCCGTTACCATCACTCTCTGAAATCTTGAAAATGGTGGATGTGCTGGTCCAGCTCGAAAAGAAAATTGAGACGGCAATAGCGTCTATTACGGACACGGCGATGAGGGAGAAAATTGAGAAAGCCTATAAAAATCACGATCTGGTTGCTCTTCGCAAGCTTATTCTTGGTAGGGATAACTAGTTGTAAATTCAATCCTTCACTTTTCCCGAGCTACGATGTTTTGCGCCCGGGCCCGGAAGTCCAAATACTTGGCTATGTCACGCCGGACGGGAAGGCATTGGACGATAAGGGGCAATTGCTCACGGATGGAATCGTCATAAATCAGGCGATGGTCATCTGGATTTATGAACTTAAAGCCGAGATAACCAAACTAAGGAAACAGGTCAAATGAAACTGAACTTGATGGAGATTATAAATGCCTTGGCCGTATTGATAGTCGCGGCCGTTATAGCTTGGAGTAAATATAGAGAGAAAAAGCTGACTAAGGAAGCGGGGCTGCTCGGCAACCCGCAACGTTGTGAAGATCATGCCCTGGCCATTAAAGAGATCAATGATAAGTTGGGGCAACATGGCGAGAAATTGGCGACCCTGGAAACAAAGGTCGATAACCTGACCAAGGATATGGATTACCTGACCAAGAAGATGAACGGCAAATGAGGTTAATCAAATCCCTTCTCGCCGGTCTATTCTACTTGATATTCGGCCTGCTGTTTATCGTCGGCCTGAGCATCGTCATTTACATCGTGAGCATACCGGGAGTATTTAAGGCGTTGTATAGAAAGCCGAAGAAGCCGAAGCCGACGGTCGATCCTGCATTACTTGGTTTTCAGGGGAGAGAGAATTAGGTGTGCTGGGGCAGAGGTTCGGTTTCGAATAAGAACGGCTCCTGTTCACGGATAATGTTCATGCCCCTTTTACGAACCTAAATGAACGACCCTAATTATTATGCCATAGCCGCCTGCCCTTGGACGAATATCAAGAAGTGTAGGCTATGCGGCCATGTTCTAATGGAGCATCACTTCCCGATGACAAATAGGTGGATTACCAATTCCGGAACGGGAAAGAAGGTAAGGACGGGAAGGATAGTTTGCCCGAAAGAGATAGGTCAATGAGCATCGTAACATTTCCCGCACTTATAAAACAAATTTCTATCAAAAGCCTCGTAACCGGAGATAAAGAAGCGGAGATGGTTTTAAGGTTTAGACCATCGGACGGCATTCTTAACGGTATCAATGGACTTCATAGGGCAGACAGCGAAATAGTCGTTCACCTATCCGAAGTTTATGATGATCTGCCAAGTACAGAAATTCAACAGAGAAATCAAAATGAAATTTCCAAAGGGTCATTCAGGAAATCCAAAAGGCAGAAAGAGGGGGACTGTCAATAAGTTTACCTCCCTCAAGCAGGATTTTCTCTCTGCCTATAATGACCCCCGCGTAGGAGGGGTAGAGGGCTTGATTACCTGGCTACTCGAAAGCAAACATAACCGGGCCATGTTCTATAACTGGTTGACGAAGCTGTTGCCGGCAAATGTAGGGATCGATGAGGACGCAAACGAGATTATCGTCCATATCAAAAAGACGATAACGGATAAGATTGCCGGAGAGGTGAGGGAAAGTCTTGATGACGACGGCGACCGAGATTAAACTCCCCATTGCCTACCATAGCGGCCAGTACAAACTGTTCAGCGACCCCGCTAAAGTTAAAATCGTGGCAAAGGGACGCAGGTGGGGATATACGAAGGGCTGTGCGAATCACGTCATTGAGAAAATGGTAGAGGGCATATCGCCCGTCCTCTGGGTCGATACCGTCAACGGAAACATCGACCGTTATGTAGATCGCTATTTCATTCCCGTCCTAATGAAACTGCCTAGTCAACATTGGACATGGCGGCAACAGAAAAAAGAGTTGACCATCTTGGATCGTAAGTGCGATTTCAGGAGCGCGGATCAGCCGGAACGGATTGAAGGATTTGCCTATAAACTCATCATCCTAAACGAGGCCGGAATCATTTTGAACGATCCCTATCTATGGGAGAATGTCATCCGGCCGATGACGATTGAATATAACCCGGACCAACTTATCGGGGGGACGCCCAAAGGAAAGAACCTATTCTTTGACCTCAAACAGAAAGCCGAAGACAGACAGGATCCTCGATATACCAACTGGGCATTCTTCAAATTTACCAGCTATGATAACCCATACCTGGACCGGAAAGAGATAGATGCCCTGGTGGCCGATCTGCCCGCCCACGTGAGGGAACAAGAGATATTTGCTGAATTTTTAGAGGATGCATACGGTGTCTTCCGAAATATCGAGGCTTGCAAGGGAGCGGAGTTAGCCAAGCCCAGTCCGGATCGTCAATACTATGCCGGGGTGGATTTGGCCAAGCACGTCGATTTTACGGTCATAACGGTCCTGGATGATTTGGGCAATCAAGTTTATTGGAACAGATTGAATAAGTTGGACTGGGTTTATCAGAAAAAACTGATTACCGAAGTTATGCAGGAATATGATGCCAGATTATTCATTGACTCGACCGGGGTGGGTGATCCGATATTCGATGATTTGCAACGGAGCGGGTTGATGATTGAGGGTTACAAATTCACGGCGCAAAGTAAGCGAGCTCTTATAGAAAGCCTGATGATTAGTTTTGAACAGGCAAAGATAAAGATACTCAATGAACAGGTCCAGTTAAACGAATTAAAGAATTTCGGATACGAGATGAAGGCAAGCGGGATAAGTTATTCTGCTCCCGAAGGGAAACATGATGATTGTGTGATCGGGTTGGCCTTGGCTAATTGGGCCAGGGAGAACGCGGCTAAGATTACTCCCCAAGTCTTCGTCTTGGGCGGCCTGGACGAGGAGCCGAGTCTTGAGGAACGATTTGAACGGGAGAGCAAGCGGGCCCAACCTACCGACCAGGATCCGCCCGAATGGAAGGAATGGACGACGGAGGCATTTGCCGTTCGCTTTCTGGCCTATATGCAAATGGGCGGTATGGTAGGTGCGGCTAAGCGGTTGGGGGTGGATCAAACCAAATTGCGGATGTGGTCCGGGGTGAATCAGGCATGGTTAAACATGATGAGGCAGAGTAGGGCGGGGCAAGTGGAGAAGGTAATTAATGAATAGTGAAGGCGGTTATTTAATACCGTTGGATTTTGTGGATTCCATAGCCTTTGAATCTATCGACGGCCTAAATTGGCTATTTAAGCCGATAGAAGAAATGTCGGAATTTGAATTCTGTGGACGTAGTTATTATGATGCAGAAAAGGCATATATCCAACATGACTATGAGGGCATTTGGCTCTGGTAATATCGCAGATACCGTCTGTCAAATCAGCAATTAAACTGAATGATACTTACCACCGGGGGTTAAATCCAATAGCCTTCCAGGTTACGTGGACGCAATCTAGATAATCTCCGGTGGCTTTATTCCTTATCAGGAATCTCAAATATGAACATTGAAAAGATTGTAAATAAATTGGGCCGCATCGTCGGCCAATATCATGCAGGACTCAAGGGAGCCTTGCCCAGCGTCAACGATCCCTCGGCATGGATGGACGGTCGATACTGGGGAGAGGGCATCGCGGGCGGGCGCAAGCCTATGAATAAGGCTGAATTCGTTGACCAGTTTCAGTCATGGGTTTATACCTGTGCGAACCTCAACGCCAAAACTATCGCCGCCGTGCCGATTAGACTCTACGTCACGAAGACCGGCAAGGCGGAAAAGTTTACCACGATAAGCACGAAAAGCGTAGACGGCAAGGGCAAGAAATGGCTTGAGGCAAATGCGGGGTTGGATCGCTATCTCCGTAAGGCGGAGGATGTTGAGGAAGTGACCGAGCATCCCTTCCTTGACTTGATGAACAATGTCAACCCGTTTGCCAATGCCAATGACCTATGGGAAACGACCTCACTTTTTCAGGATCTGACGGGTGAGGCATATTGGTATACGCCGAAGAAACCGAAATTGGGCATACCGGGCGAGATTTGGGTTATTCCATCGCCCTTCATTAATCCGGTTCCGGGTGAGAGCTTGGACAATTTCATCAAAGGTTATCGATACGAACGCGGGCGGGTCAAAGTGGATTTGCCGATTGAGGATGTAATCATGTTCAGTTTCCCCAACCCGAAAAACCAGATTCAAGGTTGGGCATGTGTGCAGGGCATATCGGATGCCGTCTATATCAACAGCAAGATGTACGAGTTTGAGAAGAGTCTGTTTGAGAACAAGGCTAGGGTGAGCGGCGTTGTCACCATAGAAGGAAATGTCAGTGAACAGGCGCGAGATAGATTTCAACGAACATTTGATGATAAATATGTCGGGGCCAAGAAAGCGGGAAAGACTATCGTATTGACGGGCGGGGCGAAGTTTAACCCGGATACCATGTCACCCCAAGAGTTGAGTTATATTGAAGGCAGGAAATTGATAAGAGAGGAAATCTGCGCCGGATTCGACGTGCCGATCTCTGCCCTGGTAGCTACCGACGTGAACCGGGCCAATGCCGAGACTGCCGATTATCGCCATGCTAAAAATGGGATACTTCCCAGGTTGCGGAAGATTGAGCAGAAGTTGAACGAGCGGCTTATTCCGCTTTACGATACTCGACTATTCGTGGCATTTGACAATCCCGTGCCGGAGGATAAGGAATTCTTACTGAAACAGAATCAGATTTATGTTGATACGGGCATAGTAACGCGGGATGAGGTGAGGCAGGAGATCGGTCAGGATGTCCGGGGTGGATTATCGGACGTGCAATGGGTAAACACCATGACCAAACCGATTGATGTGGCGGGTGAGCCTCCACAGCCGCCTATGCAGTTTGGGCCGAATGGCGGGAATGGAAATGGGGATGAGGAGAAGCCGGGCAAGGAAGACGAGGAAGCCGATGCCGAGGAGCTTGCCGGAAAGGTATTGGAAGCGATAAAGAGGAAACTGGCATGAAAAAATTTAATTTAACTCAGAAGATTCTTGTTACTTGGAAAGGGTTTAATTGCCTACATTGGGTTCCCCAATGGTTCGGTCATTTCCACACAACCAATTATGAAGGACGGTTTCTATGGCAGACTTATTTAATTGGGCCAATAGAAATCAATATTTCGGTTGATGATTTTGCTGCCTTGGAAGCGATAAAGAGGAAGCTGGCATGAAATATTTCTTTTGGCGTTGTTTTTTTTGGCGATATGAACGACCCACCAATGATCCTGGTTCAACGGATTCTACCAATAATTGGCAATATTATACAAATATTGCCGACACTACGATAACCCAGGAAGATAAATCAGAATGAACCCCGATTCCGCCGTTGACCGCATAGCAGACGAGTTGATCTATCACTATGCGTTGAAGGCAGCCACATTATCGCCCGCCGAGATTAGGGAGAAGGCAAATTTTTGGTCACGTGACCAACGGCTTGAACCTTGGGACAGGAAGATAACAAAGTTAATCAATGATATATGGGACGAGGAACGGCGAATCATCATTGCCAATCTTAGAAAACTCGGCAAAGGTTATACGGCCAAGGCAGGCCCGGATGAGATTCTATATCCGGTAAACAAATATACGAAACTCCTAGCCGCAGAGATGAAGAAGATGTTCCCCAAACTACTCAAACAGGAGGGACAAATCGCGCTGGGCGCCCTGGATTTGCATGCCGTCTTCGACCTCGATAATCCACGGCTCAAGACATGGCTGGACAAGTATTGCTTCAAGTTTAGCCAACGGCTTGAGGACATAAACGTCGAGAAGTTAAGGGCGACATTAACCGAGGGGTTAAATGCAGGAGAGAGTATCCCCGATCTGATGAAACGGGTTAATACCACTTACGAGAATTGGACGCGCTGGCGAAGCGAGATGATAGCCAGAAGCGAGACAATCAGGGCAAGTAATGAATCGGCACTTGAGGCATACAGACAGAGCGGGGTAGTAGAGAAGAAGATTTGGATAGTGGCCGAAGATGCCTGTGCGGCTTGTATGGCATTGGGCGATGAAGGGCCGATTGATTTAGACGCTATATTTTGCACAAGTCCCTATGGCGAGATAGATTGCCCGCCCTTGCATCCGAACTGCCGGTGCGCGGCGGCCGCCTACTTTGAGGAGGAGTAATGAAGGATAAGTTGGTTGCTATTTTAAGCGGGGGAGATTGGTATGATGCCAGCGTGACTCATTTGGTTATGCCCGAAAAAGTTGACCTTAATGAAGCAAAGAAAGCATGGGATAAATGGTATCGGCAAATATATTGTAAATCAAAACAGAGCGCGGACTATTTCTGTTTTTCAACATGGCTCATAAAAAATTATGGGGCAAGGGATGCCACTGAAAAAGACGTGGAAATTTTTGAGGACGAGGGATGATCTTCTACCGCATCCGCGCAAATTTTTTTAATCTTTGGGATTAATATGAGTGCAAGAACAACCGGCGGAAATAAAAAGTCATCAAAGAAAGATCAACCTAAACGGATTAGATATAATTTTAAACATCCTAAGTCGACGAAGGTAAGACATAAAACACCGGCGGCCAAAAAGTATCTCTCTAAGGCATATCCCGGATTTAAGTTTATAGATATAAAATGTCGTCAAAAATAGGAGTCACATGAGAGAGATTAAGTTTCGGGCAACATATAACGGAAGGGAATACAATGTAGAAACTCGACTTCCAAAAATTATTCGACATCCACGTTATAAAGGTTTTTATAAAATTCAGGGATATATTATGCGACTTATTACGGAACATCCCTTTGCCAATAAAAGAGGATATGTTCCAGAGCATCGATTGGTGATGGAGGCATATCTTAAACGGTTCTTAATACCAGCGGAAAAAATTCATCATCGCGATCAAGATCGAGAAAATAATAACTTAGATAATTTAGAGTTATTCGGCAATCAGCATCAGCATGCCGGAAATCATCTTCGTGGAAAAAGAAATCCGCATGGGCAATTTATATCAGAACAACCAATATTTTCAGAAATAAAATTCCGCCTTTTTAATAAAAATACGCAGACTATTTATCATTATTCATTAGCCACTCTTATCGGCACTACATTTAGAAATGGGCAATTTGAATTTAGGGGAAGGCATACCGGCCTCAAGGACAAGAACGGCAAGGAGATATATGAGGGGGATATTGTTAGAGAAGATTATGATTGGTTTGAAAAACATTTTACGGATATTTTTGTCGTAGAAATTCCTAATATTTATTATGCAGAAAATGACGATAATCACCCGCTGGAGACCGATAAAGAATGTGAGGTCATCGGCAATATCTACGAAAGTCCCGAGTTGAATAAATGAAAACATGAGAGAGATTAGATTTCGGGTATGGGATGATGTTTTGGGGATGTGTTGTGTAACATGGATAGATTATGGAACTAAAACCATTGGCGTTAGACCAAGGGGGGATGATATGATCCCGACTTATACTCTCAATATAGAAAATGCAAACCTCATGCAATTTACGGGGTTATTTGATAAACACGGCAGGGAGATATACGAGGGGGACGTGGTTGATTTTGGGGAAAATAATATAGGGGAGATTTTATGGTGTAGCGATGGCTGGTATATTAAACTTAAAGGTTATATTTTGCGATTAGGGATGGGCGGGGGGAATATTATCGGCAACATCTACGAGAATCCCGAACTAATAAAATAATATGACCAAACGCAATAAAAGAAAGGTAATTAAGAAGATGATGGCCGAGATTGAGCAAATAAAAAAAGGGCCAAATTCTTTTGTAAAGACTTTTGTGATTATAAACCTAGTGGCGAAACTAGTCTATTTTCTGACTACATCTTATAAGCCCCCGAAAAAGGGAATCATGGTTTTTGAGCGTAGGCCAAATCTAAAATGAAAATCGGTATCATACGCGACGAGTGCCTAACCTATGCCGTCACGGGCAAGGTTGATAAATACGTCGACTATGCTTTCGAGATATCCGTTGAGAAATATAACGCAATCATAAAGATAGAGAAACAGTTTTGGCGGATACAGAACATGTTGGAGAAGATGTATTATAAGGCGCGGGCCGTATCAAAAGGTTAACACTTCTTTGTAAGTGTTGATACTTTGTAACAATCAATAAGCCAAAATTGTAGAATTAATGCAATCGTTACAATAACGAAATGAAGACGAATAAGCCTGGAATTCGTTATAATAACGAAATCATAAAAATAAGCAAGCAATTCTGGCAGATGCAGGACGTGTTAGAAAAGATGTATCACAAGGCCAGGAAGGAAAAGCAATAATTTATGGGCAGATTGGTGACCATTAGACCAAGGCATTCACTAGGGCCTGAAAGATCGACGAGCAGAGCCAAGGTTATGATGTGGACACCATAGCCCATCATCTTCCCCGTAGGCATAGCTTACGGCCCCCGGGCGGCTAGAGCCCCCGGGACAGCAATAATTTATCACATAACCCAAAGGGGGTTTAAGTATGAAAGTCACTACTCAAGTATTGAAATATGCGGACCTCTTTCCTGCCGAGGCCGCTAAGTTGGCGAAGCGTCTTCATCAAAAGAAGGATGAAATTCAATTTGTCAGGAAATTCTATACATCGGAAAAGGCCGATATAAACAAAAGCGAAAGATCGGTCGTTTCCTATATCTCGACAAAGATCGTGGACAGGGACGGTGAACAACTCCTGCCGGAAGGGGTAGTACTGGACAACTACAAAAAAAACCCCGTCGTGCTTTACGGACATGATTACAAAAGTGTGCCGATTGCCAAAAACATCTGGATCAAGCCGGATGATCAGGGATTGATTGCCAAGACCGCTTTCGGCAATTCCGAATTTGCAGACCAGATTTACAGGGCCTATAGTGAAGACATAGCGGGGACGGGTCCGCTTTGCAAGGCGTTCAGCGTCGGTTTCATTCCCATAGAGTATGAAGACATGGAAATCAAATCGCCCGGTGATCCCCGCCGGATATACAAGAAGTGGGAACTTTTGGAATATTCATGTGTGCCTATTCCGTCTTGCCCGGAGGCCTTAACCTTGGCGGTGGAGAAAGGCATAATCCCGAAAAGTGTAGCTATTGATATGGCCGAGGAGTTGGACATCAAGATCGAGGACTTCCAAGTTGAATTAGACGAGGAAGACAAGGCTTGGCTAGATTTGCCGGATGGTACAGACGAGGGTGACGTTATTGCCCTTGATCAGGGGGCGTATGATTTGGCTAAGATGGCGGACGAGATTGAGGAAAAAATGGAAATCGTATTAAAGCCGGAGACCACAGATAATTATCATCATATCCCAGTCAGGGATAAGGAAAGTTTTGTCCAGACATCATTTCGCACCATTACCATTTCCAAAAAGAAAGGGATTAAAGCCGTGATCGGGAAATTGACAAGTGATCCTAGGGGTTCCACTAAAACGCAGAAATTCCTTTTTGACGTGAACAAGTGGACAATGGCCGAAGCTAAAAAATGGGTCAAAGAAAATCACGAAAGCAAAGGTTTTTTAGATAGTATTCAAAAAATTGCCGATATGGAAGGTAATCCTTCTATTGATGATATCCGCGTGGCCATTAGTATGGCCCTAGTGCCGAAGTGGGAACCGGATACTCAATATCCCTGGCTTCTCGATGTTTATGTGACAGATTATCCTAGCGGACATTTCACATTCGGGGAAAACGTAGAAGATCAAACACGGGTCTATATGCAGGATTATACTTATGCGGATAGTAAGATAACTTTCGAGGGCGAACCCACGGAAGTCATCATATCTTATAGTGAAAAGTCGGCCGAAGATCGAGAAGTTGAAATTGCCCTGATGACTCAGATTATGGATAAACTTGACGCATTGAACCCCGTAGAGAAAACGAAAGAGACGGAGATTGTAATTGAGCCCGATAAGCCCATTGAAGTTGTCTTAGACGCAGAACCGCCGGTTAAGCCAATCGAGATTGTCTTAGAGCCCGAACCCGTTAAAAAGGAAGGCGATATCGTTAAGGCATACCTAAACAGCGAAGATTTTAAAACCCATGTCAACGAGTCTATCCGGCACGAGTTGGCTAGACTCCGGGGCAAGGTGGAATAGGGAGGATAAGATATAATAATGAGTTTTACAGATAAGGAATTTTAAGGGAAATAAATAACCACAAACCCTCTGGTATTAGGCGTTGGCCGGGAGAATCAATGGAATGCGATGGTCAAGTAAGTCCTGTTTATTTCCCTTTATAATCTGATCAGCCTTTCTCACTTATAACCTAAGCGAGATTAGCTAATCCTGCCGACATCGGTCAACAACTATCCCCGTCGGGGGGCGGGGAGATATTAGGCGATATCTAATCCCGGTGGAAATGGCACGGAAATGGCCATGAGCCATTCTTGAGCCGTTAGCCGGGCCGAACATCGCCGGAGATATCCAAGCAAACCTAGGCAATGGATAGTCCTATATCCGAAATCTCAAACGTCGGCAGTTTGGAGATAATTCTGATGACAGAGAAAGAGTTACAAGAACTCGTTAAAAATAAAGTCGCAGTGGAAGTCGATGCTTCATTGGAAGCTAAAACAGCTGCCATTATCAAAAGCGTTGCCGATCCTTACATTAAAGACCAGCTCAAAGAACAGCTCGATACCGCTATCAAGGGAATCAAAGATCAGTTGGGCGTTGCACCTGAAATTATGGAGGCCGAAAGAAAGGCCAAGGAATTCAAAAGCGGTGGAGAATTTCTGCTCAGTGTTCGCAGAACGCGGACGGTTCCCGGCTACAAAGATGAGCGGCTTACCTGGCTACCCGGTACTGTTGAAAAGACAACGGGCCATATGGAAATCGGGGACGACGCCCAGGGTGGGTTTTTAGTGCCTGAAGTATATAGAGCCGAACTCTATGAGATCGCCCTGGAAAATTCCATCGTCCGGCCTTATGCGACGGTCCTGCCCATGATAAGCGATTCGCTCAAGATCCCGTTTGTCAACGATACCAGCCACGTCACTTCGGTTTACGGCGGGGTCATTGCTTATTGGACGGCCGAGGCTGCCACAAAAACGCCCTCCAAGGCCACTTTCGGACAGATGGAACTCACGCCTCACAAACTCGCAGGTCTGACTTATACGTCCAATGAATTACTTGCGGATTCGGCCGTCGCGCTGGAACCGTTGATTCGGCGGCAGTTTGGTTCGGCTTGGGGTTGGTTCGAGGATCATGCGTTCCTGGCCGGAGTAGGCGGCGGACAGCCGTTGGGGATTCTTAATTGCCCCGGCTTGAAGACGATTCACCGCCACACGTTGCTCCACATTTACTATGAAGACCTGACTGAGATGTATCAGGGGATGCTTCCGTCTTCGCTCGGTTATGCCTATTGGGTCATTAACCCGACGGCTATGACCGAATTGCTGCAAATGGGGACAGGCAATGCTGCGGCTGCAAGCGGAAAAATCCTGAATTGGCAACCCGATGCAAAGATTGGGCCTACCTGGACGATCTTCGGACGACCCGTTCTTATCACGGAAAAGTTGTCTGAATTGGGAGTACAGGGTGATATCGGCTTTTTTGATTTTCGCTATTATCTGATCGGCGACAGACAACCGATTACAATCGATGCTTCGACGCACGTTGCTTTCACGTCTGATGAGACCTGTTGGCGGTTTGTCCTTCGCGTAGCCGGTCAATGTTGGCCCGCAAACACGCTGACGGCTCATTCCGGCACACATACCTATTCGCCGTTCGTGGTTTTGGAAGCGGCAACAAGCTAATTGAGGTAGATAATGGAAACAGATAGAAAAGGCGGATTCAAGTCGTTTGAGGAATTCCTGCATCATGTCCGTCTGGCTTGTCTCGCGGGTGTACCGGATAATCGGTTGGTTAGACAGAAGACTACGGGGCATATGGAGATAGGCGATGATGCACAAGGGGGCTTTCTTTGCCCGGAGGAATGGGCCGACGAGATTCTATCGGTAGTGATGGAAAATGCGATAGTCCGTCCAAGGGCGATCGTCCTCAAGTGCAATGGAGATTCGCTGAAAATACGGAGGCTCGTGGAATCAACGCGGGCCACAAGTTATTTCGGCGGCATCACTTTCACCTGGGCGGCTGAGGCGGCAAGCAAAACCTCGGGAGTTACTAAACCCGCATTGGGAGAATTGGAACTCACGCCCCATAAATTAATCGGTAGTATGTGGGTTTCGAATGAACTGACGGCCGACTATGAGAACTTTGGTAACTTTATGAAGCTTTCATTCGGTCGGGCGTTGGCATTCGAGGAAGATTACTACTTCATTTGGGGCACGGGCGGCAACCAACCTTTGGGGATAATGCCTTCCGGGGCGATGATTTCGACGGCCAGAAGATCGATAGGCTATTTCGATATTGCAGATATAGGAAACTTGGGTTGCAGATTACTTCCCGGTTCTTGGCAGAATGCGGTTTGGCTGTTCAATCCTATGGTATTAAACGGGATTGCCAACGCTGCGGCTGCCGGTACGGCCGGGATTATGAACTTAGCCGATTTCGCTTGTTTCGGCAGGCCGATCATTGCTACTGAAAAATGCGCCGTTCTCGGTGCGACCGGGGATGTCATCCTGGCCGACTTTAGTCACTATGTCATAGCCGATAGAAGTATTGAAATCTCGGCGTCGAGAGACGTACCCGGCAGTTATGGTTTTTTAACGGATGAGACCTTCTGGCGGGTGATTCTCAGGACGGACGGGCAACCTTTAATGGTCAATCCCGTTACGCCGAAACTTGGAACAAATACGTTAAGCTCGTTTGTCTGTCTGACGGCGGCGAGCTAAGTTTAAGGGAGATAAAGAATGGGAAACATTCACAAATTCACAGATAATGTTCGCACCTCATACGGGGCCAAGACTACATCGCTCGGCGGGGAAACGGCCGACACGATCTCTTCTGCGGCCTTTGTTGATACGGCAAACTATGATCTCGTGGTCGGGATCGCTCACATTACCAATGTCGCATCCGGGGTGGTTATTACGTTGACGGCCTATGAAGCTACGGCCACGGGCGGAGGCGGTTCGGCCTCGCTTGCGGCCCACGATCACTTCACGGCTGCGGCTACCAGTGATACCGATACTCTGGTTTGCCAGGTTCGCGGTGAGGATCTTTCTGCCGGTTATCAGTATGTTGGGTTCAAGTTATACGCTGCCGATTCCACAAGTGCCGGAATTGGCGGTCTGATTCAACTCCAGATGAGGGCAAGATACAAGCAAGCCTCTCTGCCCGCATAATACGCGGGCGTGAACCGGCTGTTTAAGCAAATAGGGGAAGGGGGCGGCCGAAAGGTCGCTCCCTCTATTCCTATCCTAATCTCAGGAGGTCTGGATGAAATATGAAAAGGATATTTTATCTTCGGAAGGCATAGAGCGAGATGGGAGAAATCTCTTATCTTCTTTTCGTTCTTTTGGCAGTCTCAATTCAACAAGTTTAATTCAGGTACAGGATTTAAGTATATTGAATGACAATCTCCGACTCATTTTAGAAGTCTTATTAGACATACGATATTTTATATCTATTCCACATACAAGAAAACCATATTAACCGCCGATAATGGAAAACCTGGAAAGGCGATTAAAGAAATGAGAATCCTCTGGTATAGTTCATCGCCCGAAGTACGGACCGCTTATGGAATCGTTACCAAGGAAATCGTCAAGCGGTTGCAACAAGCCGGACATTTCGTTCGAGTCGCCACGAAACACGAATATTTAAAGCATGAGGTTACGCCGGACGGACTCGAAATCGTACTCGGTACGGACCTCCATTTCCTCAATCGGATGATCGAGGATGAAGATTTCGATTATGTCATAACCTTCTGCGAGTTGTGGGATTTATGGGGCAAAACCCCGTTTCCTAAAAAGAAATGGGTTGCCTATGCCCCGACGAATACGAATGAGATGCCCTATGCGATGAAGAAAGTAATGAAGAATACGGGGATCCAAATTGCCATGACCGCCTTCGGTTGTGAACAGATACGGCGGGAAGGTTACGATTGTCTGTATGCTCCGCATGGTTTGAACACTCATAATTTCAGGCCGGATGAAAGTGCCGGGTTGGAATTGCGGACGGATACGGGTTGGACTTCCGAAAATTTCGTTATAGGTTCGCTGGGGGTCAACTACCCGGACGACGTTAAAGGATTCATCCCGCTCATGCAGGCGTTCAAGCGGTTCCATGCCGAACATAACGAGGCTCGGCTTTTCATTTGCACCTTTGCCAACGAGCGGGGGATATATCCCCGGCACAACTACGCGCTTATCGCTCACTCGCTGGAATTGGACGGCTTGATCGGCTGGCCGAACCAGATGGATTACTTTTTAGGCAGACTTCCGGTTGATGATTTGCGAAGGATTTATAATGCTTTTGATATTTTCTGTTTGCCGACGAAAGGGGAGAGTTTCTGTTTGCCGATATTGGAAGCCCAAGCTTGCAGCGTTCCCGTGATAGCGACGAATTGCACATCATGTCCCGAGTTGGTTAAAACGGGTTGGCTTATTCCGGCGGGTGAAGACAATCTGCAATGGGGGACGATAACGAGCACGTGGTATGCGAACCCCAGCCCGATTGATATAGCCTCGAAACTCGAGGAGGCTTGGCTGGCCTGGAACGAGCCGGATTATGCGGAGATGAAAGCCGAGGCTAGGCAGGGTGTACTTGAATACGATTGGGATACGGTATGGCCTAAGTATTGGATACCGATAATGGAAAACCTGGAGAGAAGACTCAGGAAGTAAAAAACCATGCAAAGACTTTTAAGAATTCTATTAATTCCGATCTATTTATTGTGGCGTGGTTATAATTGGTTAATATCAAAATTATCAAAAAAGAGATAAGGGAAAGATGACTATGCAAAGATTCCTGGAAATTTTATTCATTCCAATCGTGAAAATAATTTATGGGATCAATTGGATCATATATAAATTATCCAAAAAACGATAATGAAAATCATTGTTTATCATGGTTTATACGGATGCGATACGGGATGTTGCGGCCATTATGTGAAACTTCAAGATGATCTCGGAAAACTTGTCGAAGAAAGATTTGAATTTAAACACCCACGCGGAGAAGACATGATTTCCGAAGCGGCAAAATTAGAATGGGCAAAAGAGTTCATAGCAAAACAATTCGGCGAAGAACATGTCAAAGACCTGGATTGGGAACATTGTGAAATAGTCGATGATTAACCATGAGAATCCTCTGGCATAGCGTCTCCCCCCTGGCCCAGACGGGCTATGGAATCCTGACCCGTTATATGATTCGGAAACTGCGAGACATGGGTCACTTCGTCCGAGTCGCAACCCGGCATATCGACCACCAATGGACGAATTGGGAAGGCTTCGAGATAGTCGAGGGAATCAACCTTGATCATGTAAATCTCATGCTCAAAGATGAAGACTTCGACCTCATTTTCACGCTTTGGGATATTTGGCAGTTGGACGGCAAAGCGGTTTTTCCCGTCGATAAATGGGTTGCTTATATTCCGGTCGATGCCCAATCCATCCCTGCGAAATTGGCAAACGTGGCCGTCAAGACGGGCGTTCAAATCGCCATGAGCCTACACGGAAAGGCGGAGCTTGAGAAATTGGGATTAACGCCGTTATACGGCCCCCCCGGTATCTCGACCTCGACCTTCCATCCTAAACCGGATAGGCGAAAAGTATTGAGAGACGCATGGGGGTTGACCGACGATAACTTTCTTATCGGATCGGTCGGGCTAAACTATTCCGATGATCGGAAAGGGTTTTTCCCTCTCATGCAAGCTTTTCGAGTTTTCCATGAGCGCCGACCGGAGGCGAGACTGTATATCCATACGCATTGGCCGGGGATCATAAGCGGCACGATCAATTATGCTCAGATCGCCCAAGGAGTAGGAGTTTCGGATTATATTCTCGTACCCGATCAGGCCAAGTATGATACCGGAAGAATTAGTCCCGACCGGATGGCCGATATCTATAATGCGATGGACGTTTTTTGTTTAGCCACCAAGGGCGAAGGGTTCGGCATCCCGACCGTAGAGGCTCAGGCGTGCGGGGTCCCGGCCGTCGTGACCGATAATACTACAAGTCGTCAACTATGCGCATCCGGCTGGTTGATCCATGTTGATCCGCTCGATGATTTATTTTGGATGTTTAACCAAGCATGGCGGCTGGAGGCTAGGCCGAGCGAGATTTTAAAACAGTTGGAGATTGCCTATGCCTATTGGAAAGGCGCGGAATGGACGGCAAGGAAAGTACAGGCTTTGGAATTGGGCCGGGAATACGAATGGGAAAAGATTTGGGAAGAGCATTGGATTCCGATATTTAAACAGTTGGAGGAAAGGTTCGGCAGGCAGGGCAATGATTGAAATCGAATTCATCATGGACTTCTGTTGTTGTCGGAAGGGACAAAGAATGACGGCCACGGACGGGTTTGCCCAAATAATGATCGAGGAAGGAAAGGCGAAAATCGCCGGCAAGGCCGTAGACGCGCCGACGAAAAATAAGATGGTAACGGATTCTGTGAACAAATAGTTAATATATATAAGCATTTATAAGCAAAGCGGCAATTTTACGAGATTTTTCAAGCGTGCAAAGGACGTTAAAGCGATGATCGCCCGTCCTGAGCGATTCTGGCGCGATTGTGAGGCATTAGGCGATCAAGTCTAGGCGGCTTCACCTTCCATCGGCAAAAGGGGGGATGGGGGCCGAATTCTATTGGGGGAACTAAACATGGCAAAATCTATTCCGGATGCGATCATCGATTTGGAACTCGGCCCGATTGCGGCGGCCACAATTTTATTCATTTGTAAGGACACGCCCACGACCTATGCGAATGCGTCGGCGACCTATGATCTGGCGACACATATCTTGACGCCTACAATCGGAGGCGGAGATTTCACGGCTGCCGCCGGAGATACCTCGGGGCGCAAGCTTACTCTCGCGGCGCAGAACGGAATCACCGTCGATCACAGCGGGGACGCAACGTATTATGTTCTTGCGATTTCAGCGACGACGACCATCCTTTTAATCGGGACATTGACGTTGCAAACGCTGACGGCGGGCAATACGGTCAACTTCCCGGCTACCGATGTACTCGAAATCAGAGCCGTTGCGTAAGGACGCGAGAATAGGAGAGGGACGATGAAGAAACTTTGGGTCTGGATTCTGGCGGCGGTGCTGTTCGTAGGCTTGGGATTCGCCCTTGCCCGGATCATCGCCCATAAGCCGTCGATTGAACACCAGTACCAGTTCACGGTGACGGTCAACGTGACCGGCGATTTCGCGGTGACACTCACACCCGCGACGCTCACATTGAACAAGGGCGAGACGGGGACGATCACGCTGATGAATACGGTGAGCGGTGGATTTGATGCACTGATCGTGTACGAAGTGAGCGGTCTGCCTGTGGGGTCATATTCGTTCTCAAAGAATCCGGTAAATCCCGGCGAGACGGCGACGCTGACGATCAACACGGCGGCACTCGAATCGAATAGGGTTTACGTCTGCCAACTCATCGCAAAAGACGGGATGATCGAGTAAAAGGATTTATTTGGAATGAGCGGCTATTTTGGCGTTCTCACAAATAACAACCAAGCCGGTTCTTCCGCGAATGTAAACCAAGGGCTTAGGCTTCAAAATACTGTTGGAACGGGAACGCTTACAAAACTCGAAGTAAATTGCCAAGAAAGCGGCTATGGGAACGTCCGGCTCGGAGTTTATGCGGATAGTTCGGGAAGTCCGGGCGCATTGCTGTTGGATGCCGGAGAGGTTGCCGTCGACGCCGGATGGTGCGTTATTCAAGGTTTGAGTTTGGCGGTAACTGCCGACCTTTATTATTGGTTGGCATTTAACTCCGATTCCGGTGATGTTTATTATTATCTAAGCGGTCAGGCGGCAGATTCCCATGCTTGGAAAGCCGTATCTCATGCTTCAATGCCGAATCCCTACGGGACACCGGACGGGACGAATAATAATCAATATCAGATACGGGCCTATGTGGAGTCGGGCGGCGCCATTGATCTCGTTCCGGCGGAGGGGATGCAGGAACAGGCGGCGGACACCCCGGCGCTGACCCAAGTCCATAATCTTGTCACTGCCGAGGGAGTACAAACTCAAGGCTCTGATGCCCCGGCATTGACTCAAGTCCATACCTTAGTTTCGGCAGAGGGGGTGCAAGAGCAAGCCAGCGATTCTCCCGTATTGACGCAGGCGCATATTCTTGCCGCCGAAGAAGGGATGCAGACGGAATTATCCGACTCCCCGACTTTAACCCAACTCCATATACTCACACCAGCCGAGGGTGTTCAAGAACAGATTTCAGATGTCCCCGCCTTGACCCAAGTCCATGTCTTAGCCGTAGATGAAGACGTACAAGTCCAGGTATCCGATTCCCCGGCTTTGACACAGGCCCATATACTCACGGCGGATGAAGGCGCACAAGTCCAAGTATCCGATACGCCCGCGCTCACCCAAGCCCATGCACTTGCCGTCCAGGAAGGGGCTCAGGAACAGGTATCCGACTCTCCCGCGCTCACTCAGGTCCATGTTTTAGTACCCGCCGAAGATTACCAGGAACAAATATCGGATACACCGGCGCTGACCCAAACTCATGTTCTGGCGGCTCAAGAAGGCGCACAGGATCAAGTATCCGATGAACCTGTTTTAGTTGTGGGCGGAATTAACCTGGAGGCGGCGGAGGGCGTCCAGGATCAGACGTCCGATGTGCCTGCCCTGACTCAAATTCATGTACTCGCACCAGCCGAGGGAGTCCAGGAACAGGTATCCGATGAAACGACTATAACTATAACCGGAATATTTCTCGTTGCCGCAGAGAACGTTCAAGATCAGGCGTCCGATTCGCCGGTTTTAACGCAGGCTCATTCGCTTATAGCCGCCGAAGGATATCAAGGACAATTTTCCGACGCCGCCGTACTCGGGATGATCCAGGCGACTTGGCCGGTCATTCATAGTGCCATAGGCCGGACCCGTATCCAATCGGCTAATGCCAGGGACCGAATTCAGGCGACCACGGCTAGGGATCGAATCCAATCTTCGGGCCGTACCTAAATTTTCGCGGCTTATCAAATCGGGGTAAAAATGTCTACAACTGCAATTATCGAAAAACGTCCGAATGAGAAATTTGCCATCGGATTTAAATATACCACGCCGGACATCGCAACCGGTGAGCATATCGATTCCGTCACGGCGACGGTCGATACCGGCTTAACTCCGGAAGGCAGTGCCGCCGTGATAGGAACGGATACCGTCTCTCAGGTCGTGAGCGGGGGAACGGCAGGTTCGGAATATCACGTTGTTTTCAAGGTCACGACTTCGGCACTTTATATTTTCGAGGATGTCTACTGTGTAAAGGTGGTGCAAGATGAGTCTTGATACTTATGCTTTGGCGACCAGGGCGGCCCTGAAGGAATACCTAGTCATAACGGGTGACGATGAAGACAACCTGCTTGAACGATACCTGGATAGGGCAACGGATTATATCGAGCGATACTGCAATCGCAAACTCAAAACGCGAAGTTATACGAAGGAAATTTACTGGGGCAACGGTTCTCAGTATCTTGAGTTGGACCAGTACCCCGTCACCAAAGTAAGTCGAATCTCAATAGGCCGGACAAATGCCTTTTCCGTTACGAATACGGGGGCGACAACTTGGGCCACGTTTGAAGTCACGGCTACCGGGGTGACGCTGAATGCCGATGGAACAGAAGTGACGACACCGGCACTTACCTTTGCCGGTTATGCCACGATCACTTTACTTAAAAATGCCATCAATGCCGTGGCGGGTTTAGGATGGACGGCCACGATTTCGGACTCAACCATAGGGGCGAAGAAATCCAGCGAGCTTTTAATCCGACCCGGTCTATCCTGCAAATCGCCCGAGCTCGCCTACGCGGAAATGCCTGATGATGAATTAAACGATTACCACCTTTTGAATCCCAGCGAAGCCAGGAATGCGGGGATAATTTATTACTCGGCGGGATTCCCGACGGGAACGGAAATATTTGTCGATTATACCGGCGGAGTGACAAGCGTTCCATATGCCCTAGAGGATGCCTGCCTAACCTTGGCGGCCTATAAATACCATAAATCAAAACAAGATCCTACTTTGCGCTCGGAGAATTTGGGCGACTATGGATATACAACCGCCGATTTTAAAAACGCCTTACCCCCCGATCTAATCGAGGAGATCAACCTCTTCCGTAGGATTCTAATCTAATGGTCATCGTCGAATACCGGAGCGGAAACGATCCTAAATATGTGAGTTGGTGTTTTCTGGAAGACCTGGTAGCGTGTTCAAAATGGATGACGGCGATTGTAGAGAAGGCAAAAGCAGAAAATCGGGACAGCGGGTGCGTCATCGATTGCAAGGATTATGAAGTCCGTGAAGCAAAGGAAACTGATGAAACATAATTGTCAATTTAAAGACCCCGAGGACGATGAAATTTATACCCCATTTTTGGATGCAATTTTAAACGGCTATATCGCATATGACGATTTTTATGATGCCTATGTAATTGTAATTTGTAACGAAGGGAAAGGGCGGCGGCGGCTTAAAAGATTATGCGGCATGATCGATATTTTAGAACATTGTCCCTATTGCGGGGACAAATTGCCGTCAAATAATACCTGGATTAGAACGGACAAGAATAATGAGCCTGCGTAATTTGCTTAACACGACGATAGATATAAAACGGCGGACGGATACCGCCCCGGCCTCCGGCGCGGCCGGTACGACGACATGGGCCGCGTTGCATAGCGGGGTTAAATGCAGATTCAATGCCTTGTCTTCAAGGGAGGCGAATTATTTACATGACAAACTCAGCGTATGGGCCAACTTCTATGTTTTCATCGAATACCTGTCCGATATCCGAGAAGGGGATCGGGTCTATTCCGGCACGACGGCCTACGAAATCAAGATGATACAGGACTGGGACAGGCAGAACAATTATCAGAAACTTGCCGTGGTCGAGATAGGAAGACCATAATGGGAGACGTAGAAGCAAAGGTTGTTGGCATTCCAGAATTATTGGCCAAACTAAAAAAGTGGCAAACTATAAAAATAAAAGCCTGTTCCGATATATTAAAACGCGGTGGATTCAAAATTGAAACACAGGCTAAGTTAGTTTGTCCTGTCAAAAGTGGTCGATTAAAAGGAAGTATTAATACCAACTGGTCTGGAAGTGGTATGTCTGAAGGCAAAATTAATTCTCCGGCTAAACCGGGAGATGGCCTTAGTCAACCGGAAGGAAAAGATGGTTTAACAGTAGTCGTCGGTACAAATGTAAAATATGGTCCTCGTATAGAATTCGGATTCATCGGTACTGATAAACTTGGCCGCAAATATCATCAAATGGCTAGGCATTATCTTTTCAATAGTTATTTTTCATACGAAGGTGAGATTGAGAAAGAGATTGCCAAATGTTTGGGTGAATATGAGGCACTTGGTTTTAAATGATTCCACTTTTCAAGGTCCACCTTCCCGAATCCGTAGACAAGCCGCTCCTCGATGTTCTCCACGGCGGATTCATCGGTCAGGGTCCGAAGGTCGAGGAATTTGAGGCACAACTTAAAGTTAAACTTGCTAATCCATATATTTTAACTACAAATTCAGGCACTTCGGCAATCCAGCTCGCTTTGCGGTTGGCCGACGTGGGACCGGGGGATGAGGTGATGTGCACCGCCATGACTTGCACGGCCTCGAATATGCCGGTCCTAGCAACCGGGGCTAAAATCGTATGGGCGGACATTAATCCCAAGACGGGCAATATCGACCCGGATAGTATCATCAGCAATATGAGTACGGATACAAAGGTTATTATACCGGTTCACTACGGCGGTTATCCATGCGACATGGATGAAATCCGACACATCGCCGGGGCTTTCAATCTTCGGGTAATTGAAGACGCGGCGCATGCTTTCGGAGCAGAGTACCGGGGAATACCCATTGGGCAGGGCGGAGACTTCACTTGCTTCTCATTCCAGGCCATTAAACATTTAACGACCGTCGACGGCGGTTTACTTTGCTGTTCCAACGAAGAGGATTACAGGCGGGGCAAGTTGCTTAGGTGGTATGGAATTTCGCGTGAGGACAAAAACCGCAAGGACTTCCGTTGCGAGAATGACATTGAATCCTGGGGATATAAATTTAATATGCACGATGTCTCAGCCTGCATCGGCATTGAACAACTCAAATACGTTGACGGCCTAATCCAGCGTAGTAGAGAAAATGCCGTCTATTACGATACCCAATTTAAAGAAAGAGAGATTAAATCGGTTAAGCCGCTTGAGTATGATGATTCGCGCTGGAGTTCGTATTGGCTTTACGTCGTGAAATGCGATAACAGAGACGGCTTCGTTGCCTTTATGAACGAGCGGGGAATCCAGGTGAGCCAGGTTCATAAACGAAACGATGTCCATTCCTGCTTTGCCGCATACAAACCGGAGGAGCCGTTAAGGGGAGTCGATGAATTTTCTTCCCGTCAGTGCGCCCTGCCGGTCGGCTGGTGGTTAAGTAGGGAAGACAGGCAATATATTATGGACAAGATTGGGGAATGGGAAAATAAGCATGGACAATGACGATCCTCCATTGAGGGGCAAGCATGAAAAGGGCGGCACTCTATCTAAGTCTGGGAATGGTGATAGATTTGATCATCACCCTCTACTATCGCTGCATTTCATCCAGGCTTGTATTCCCGGCTTCCATCCTCGGCGCGGTCATTACTTTAGTCAGCTTCATCATCTTCAATCGCATAATCGTGAACTGGAATAAACGGCTGGTGATTGCCTATGCTGTCGGGACGGGCGTCGGCACATTTTTAGGACTGATAATTTTATGATCGACCCAACACAATTTGCGGCAATGCCCCAACCCGTCCAGGCATATTATGAATGGTTGACTTTTCTTAATTTCTGTCAGGCGTATTTTAGCGGTTACGGTATCCAAAATCCATTAGTTGTGGAAATCGGCGTGAATACCAATGCCCAAAAGAAATTTTACGAGCAGTTTCTAAGCGCGACTCATATTGGAATCGATAATCGCAATCAATTTAGTGAGCCGGATATCTTGGGAGATAGTTATTCTCCGACTACGATAAATAAACTTGTAGAAATGCTCAAGGGCAGACCGATAGACCTGTTATTCATCGACGGGGACCATTCTTATGAGGGCGTCAAACAGGATTATGAAATCTTTGGTCAAATGACCAAACATATCATAGCCTTCCATGATATTTTTGTAGTACCCGACGTGAAACAGTTTTGGGCGGAACTCCGGCCGGCCAACCCTAATTATGAGTTTATGGACTTCGAGGCTACCGAGAAATCACAATTCTTGTGCGGGATCGGCGTTATGGTTAAATATGATCCCGACGGACGATCCGTATTTTGTTTCAAACAGGCATGGGAATATACCAAATGATAGATATCGACAAATTCTTTCGCCTGCCTTGGCCCGTCCAGTCGCGGGGGGAATGGCTTCACCTGTTTGAATTCTTACAAAGTTATTTCGGCAACCGGGGAATAGATCATCCCGTCGTCGTCGAAATCGGAATCCAGTCGAATCTGCAAAAACGGTTTTATCGGGACTATTTGGGAGCGGAACATATCGGGATTGATATCGCCGATAAGTACAGTCGGCCGGATATTTTGGGCGATGCTTTGCGAATAGAGGCTTTCAATGCGCTTTGCGAAAGGTTGGCAGACGGAGGAATTAATCTCCTGTTTCTCGACGCAGGGCAAAGTTACGGCGCGGTCTCAAGTTATTTTAAAATCTATGAACCATTGGTCAAAGATATCATTATCCTTCATCCCATCCTGACCACTCCGGCCCACCCGGATGGAACTAAATTATTTTGGCAGAACTTATTTGATAAGGAAAAAGAGAAATACGAATTCATAACTTTCTATTCTCATGTCGGCCCGGAAGATCCCTGCTTTCGTTATCAATACGGAACGGGATTATTGATTAAACGATGAATCCAATATCAATCGTGATACCCAACTTCCAAGGCCATGAAGCTATCCAGCTCTGCATAGAATCCGTCCGGGCTAGAACGACCGGAGTGGATTATGAAATCCTGGTCTATGATAATTTGGGTGACGGACGGGACCGGGAATATCTTCGAAAGCAAAGAGACGCGGGCCATATCAAGTTGATCGAGAATGACGGTTATACACGCGCTCCCGGCTTGAGCATGAGCCAACTTTTAAACCGCGTAGAAACGGAATTCGTCGTCCATATCGAAAGCGACATTGAAATAATATGCCCGGATTGGCTTACTGCCGTGCTCCGATTGATTCAGGACAAGACCAAGGATATCGCCGCAGCCCGTTATTTCGGACCTAAGCCGCATTGCAATACCTGGTATGCTCCGATATGGGGACCGGAAGTTATCCTGCTTAATATGCCGCTCTACCGACAAATCGAGGAGCCGCACGACTGGCAACAAAAATCAATACCGGTCGAGCAGTATAAGTATCGACACATTTTTAACGAATTCAAACCGCCCGAAGGATTCAACGGTACGGTGAACCTGGATACATGCTGGCGGTTCACGGAAAAAATGTTATTCGAGAACAAATGGGGATTTATGGTTAAACCGCTTCCCAAGGATTACTTTTGGACAAAGGTAAAACATTTTGGGGGAATCTCCACGCGCGGGAAGAACCCCGAAATACAACCCAGATGGGAGGAAGTCCGTCGTCATTTAGCGATATTGAGAACGGAAAATGGATAATCCTATTATTACTATCGTTACGGCACATCGGAATACGCCGGATTGGATAGAACTATTCGTCAAAAGTATCCGGCGGTTCACGACGGATATCGCCTATGAAATTATCATCATCGACAACGATTCACTTGAAGTTAATAAAAAATGGATCAAGGATCAACGAGATATTAATCTGATTGAATTGCCGACGGGCGATCTTCATCACGGCGGCGCAATGGACTTGGGAACGAAGACGGCGAAGAGTCGCCATGTTTGTATCTTAGACAGCGATGCTCATGTTCAACGACCCGGGTGGGCGCAAGACCTGATTGCGTTATATCATGAAAATGATCGGACGCGACTTATCGGCTGCGTCGGCCCGGTGGAAAAACCGCTCCACCCGCCCCTGTGGTTTTTCGAACGGGATTTCATTCTCGAACACAATATCTCGTGGCGGTATCAACCGAGCCCCGCCGTTCCGACTCAGACCGATACCGCGCAACAGGCCTACTGGGATATCCTGGCACTTGGTTATGAGGTTGTCCGGCTTAATAAAGGAACCCGGATTTATCAATGCGCCGCTTACCATGAGGAAATTTGGATAGGTGGAAAACCTACAATTGCGCATTTCTGGTGGGGGACGCGATTTCAAGAAAATAATCCCGCGCAAACAAAGTTAATGTTGGATGGGAAAACACTTGATGAACATTTAAAACGCAAGTCTCTATTTTTCTCCGAACCGTTGATTAAAGAAATTCTGGAGAAAGGATGACCGTTCCCGTCCTTAGCGTCATCACGGCAATGTATAACTCACTTCCGTGGGCCGAATTGTTTATTAAATCCGTTCGGCGGTTTACCGCCATACGGTATGAACTTATAGTAATTGATAACGGATCCGAACCGGAATGTCTTACTTGGTTACGAGAGCAAAAAGATATCCGTCTCATCGAAAATCCGCATACCCCGGATTCACACGGCAGGTCTATGGATCAAGGGACGGAATCGGCACTGGGGAAGTATATTTGTTTCATGGATTCGGACGCCCATTTTCAACGAACGGGATGGGAGAAAGACATTATTAGTCTCTATTGCCGAAATCCCAAGACGCGTCTGCTCTGTAAGGCCGGACCTATCGGCATGGGGCGGCCCGTTCATCCCCCGATATTCTTTTATGAGAAGGCGTTTATTTTAGAACACGGGTTGTCTTTTCGGTATCTCAAGGGTATTCCACGATCAACCGATACGGCGCAAAAAACATATTGGGATATTATCGACCTGGGATATGATGTTGAAAAATTAAACCGAGGCCAACTTATTTATGATATGGCCGTTCGGCAAGGGGATTATGCCTGTGAACTTTGGATAAACGATAAGCCGACGATCTATCATCACAACTACGGCTCCCGGCTCCGATTATGCGGGGACAACGAATGGAAATGGGAATGCTATTATGATATCCCCGATGATCGAAAGACGATACATATAAACAGGACGGCGGCACTTTTTAATGAGCCGTTCATCAAAGAAATTCTCGCGGAAAGTTAAGTGAGCCGGGCCGATCCGATATTGAGTATTGTCGTTACGCTCAAAAATACATCGGCCTATCACCGTGAATTGAAACGGGTGGATGATTTTCTCGACAGTCTCGACCGGCAAACCGCACTGGGCAGTTTCGAGGTTATCGTTTCGGATATCGACAGCGAACCCGAGTATAGGAATATTCATCGGGCAGCAGTAGAGCGGCATTCCGAACTGAACTGTAAATATATTTACACCTTGACCGGCAAACCTTGGAATGTCAGCCGAGCCCGGAATATCGGGATCAAATATGCCGTCGGCCAATATGTGATGATGGTCGATATCGATTGCGTATTTACGCCGGATTTCGTGGAGAAGATTATCGCCAATGCGGGCGAGTTTCGGATCTTGCATTGCCGGGTATGGGAACTACCCGAGAGATATGCAGGAAGGTTGGACGATTACGAGGCCATGAAAAAGGTCTCAACGCTCCGGCCCGCCCACGGATATGGAACCTGTCAGGTCGTTTCTCGCGCATGGGCGCGAGAAGTGCGCGGATACGATGAACAGTATGAACTTTGGGGAGCCGAGGATACGGATTTTTATATCCGCGCCGTTCATTCCGGCAAAGTGCCCGTCTGGATCGAAGACCAAACGGCCTATTTCCATCAATGGCACAGTCAGGGCAACCGGCGGGAGAATATAGTACAGCTCCGGAAAAACCGGGAACGATTGGAAAAGACTAAAACGGGGGTATTGCCCATCAAGCGAAATCCGGATGAACAACAACTTCGGCAGGGATTGCCGATTCTGTTTTCCGATACCTGCATCCTCATTACGACGTTCCTGCGCGATGATTGTCTCATCCGTTGTATAGAAAGTATCCGGCGATATTATCCCGATATCAAAATCTATGTCGGCGACAACGGCAGACCGACCGACAAAAAGCGAATATTTTGCCGTCACCATAACTGCGAATACCTGGAACTGCCCTTTGACTGCGGGGTAAGTGAAACCCGCAATAAAAGTTTCAAACAGATTTCCCCGGATTATAAATACGTTGCCGTCATCGAGGACGATATCATTTTCACCGATGGAACCGCATTGGAGACATGGCGGCAGATTTTAGATGACCAACCCGATATAGGAATCATCGGCGGATTGTTGAGGCTGGAGACGGGTAAAGAACAGCATTATGAAGCCGATGTTTCCATCGAGGGCGATACTCATTATATCCGGCGGGTGACGGAACCGGTATGGGAAAAAACGAAATCGGGCAAACGATTTTTCCTGTGCGATATGGTGCTGAATATCTTTATGATGCGCCGCAAAGTTTGGTTCGATTGCCCTTGGGACGGCCGGTTTAAGGCGGTTTTTGAACATTCGGATTTCTTTTTAAGTCTGAAAATGAAGACCCATTGGAAGGTTGCCTATTATCCGGATGTCTGGATGATTCATGCCGGAGACGAAGAAAATGCGGAGTTTAAAAAATATAGAAACCGGAAAGTCGGTTGGCACTTGTTCGGCCAAAAATGGAAAGTCGATTGGAGTTGGTCCGATTGGAATCCGATCAATCCGGTTAAAATGAAGGGAGAAATGTCTCTGGACAATTTGGAAAAAGACACTGTGTTGGATAAGGCCGTCATCATTCTCGAACATAACAAAGTTAAATGGTGGCTGGAGGCCGGAACGTGCCTGGGGGCAATCCGGGAAAATGATTTCATTGAAGGCGACCCGGACATAGATATCGGAATCGCACCGGAAAACTTGTCGGCATGGGATGATTTGGAGAAAGATTTCATCGAGGCCGGATTCATACTTTATAAGGAATGGACTTGGAAAGGAAAACGAATCGAACTTTCTTTCAAGGCCGGTGATATCAAGATCGACCTGTTTTTCTTTTACGAAAAAGGGGACTGGTATTGGCACGGCGCGTTCGGTCCGGATAAGACGACCCGCCTATATACGAACTTTTTGCCCCATGCTTTTACCAAATCGCTTTTTACAAACCTGCAAGAATTTTTCTTTCACGACCATCGTTGTTTTGTTCCCAGTCCGCCGGAGCAATATCTATTTGAACGATATGGGCCGGAATGGGAAAGGCGAAATCCGATTTATCGGTATTGGACGGATTGTCGGGCCGTCGATTACAATCTGTTCAAACGGTCGAAACCCGTATTCATCGGCGGGGTATGGGATCTGTTCCATATCGGCCATTTGAATATCTTGGAACGTTGTCGGAAACTGGGGACAAAATTAATCGTGGGAGTCCTAACCGACGATGCGGCCGAACGGTATAAGCCCAAACCGATAATTCCCTTTGAGCAACGTCGGCGGATCATCGAATCGCTCAAGATTGCCGACCTGGTTATAGAACAGAACGATACCGACCCGACCAAGGATTTGGAAAAACACAAAATTATTCCTGCCTATTTAGTGCATGGGACAGACTGGAAAATCTGTCCCGGTGAGAATTACGTGCGGACCGGCGGCGGCAAGGTGGTTTTCCTGCCCTACACGGACGGCATCAGTACGTCGAGAATCAAAAATATGATTCTAGGTCGGGAGACAATCGACTTGACGGGCAAGGGAATGGGACGGACGGGAAAGACGGTTGCCGTCTGTATCAAGACCTTCATGCGCGATGCGCCGCTCCAGAAGACAATTGCCGCCGTCGAGAAATTTTGCCCCTTTCCTTACCGTCTCTATATCGCCGACGACGGTCGGATATCGGATAAAAAAGAACATATATATCAGCAGTTGGAAAAAGCCGGACATATGATATTCCGTCTACCGTTCAATTGTGGAATCTCGATTGGAAGAAATACGATGGTCAAGCAAGTCGAGGAGGATTATCTCCTGCTTATGGATGATGATATTGAACTCATGGATAAGGATTCCATGCGGCATATGAAGGAAGTCTTGGAAAAAACATCCGACGTAGGGATTACGGCGGGGGTGCTTTATAAACCGAACGGAGAATACTTCGCCAATGAGGGTTATGCCCGAGGTCTGGAACTCGTAAGGGAAAACGGGGTTCTGTTTCGCTATGCGGCTAAACAGACCCTGAAATCGGCAGACGGTATATTGTTTGTCTATGCGGATCAGGTGGTCAATTTTTTCCTGGCGCGGCGGGAAGTCTTCGGGGACATTCATTGGGATCCCCGGATTCGGATCGAATATGAACATATGGATTTTTTCCTAAACCTCAAAAAGACGAAATGGCGGGCGGCGGTTTGTTTAGAGGCCAAGGCCGTACATCAGATCACGATAAACGATCCGGAATATAACGAGTATCGCCATTCGGCCCCCCGTGATTACTTTATGAGCAAACACGGCTTGGTAAATATCATCAATAAGTTTTAGGACAATACGGAACACGCTAATGAGACAACTTGGATTTGCGGAAATATTAAAGGCGGTCTATGCCCGACTAACAACGTCTACCTATACAAACACATATGACATTTATAACTATACCCCGACGGCCCCTACCGAATATCCCTATATCTATGTAGGTGAATTTGTCGGCAGGCGTTCGGCAGACTGGGGAAACCGGGATTATGATGTTGAAGAAAATGTCCTGACCGTTCATATTTTCAGTGATTCCACTTGGCAACATGAGTGCGACGGCATGATGAAAAAAGTTATTAAGGCGATAACGGGAACCACGCTCACGCTCGATGGTTATGGTACGCCCAGCGCCGTTTTCTTCGAAGGATCGGACTTGGTGAGGGATGATACCGGGGCCGTCTCAGTCTGGCATGGAATTATAAGATTCAGATTTATTATTTCGTCATAAGTTAGTGTCGGCCCGTTTGTCGGGCTGATTTTTGCATACAGGAGGGGGGATAATTCCTGTTTTTACAACTCAGGCCCCCTTCTATTTTAAAAAGGAGAAAACTACATGAGTGTTGCTGCTCTCGGAAAAACAATGATCCTGACCATAAACGGTTCGGCCCTTGCTGAAAGTCAATCATTCACGGTGAACATGAGCCAGAAATTAGGCGACATAACCTCCAGGGATTCCAACACATGGCGGGAAGTCCTGCCCTCAACGCGTGAATGGTCCATCGACTTTGACGGACTTTTTGCCTATACCAATATCGCCCAGAAAATGCTGGTACATCATATTGCCGAACTTACACCAACTCCCCTGACGGTTTTGTTGACCCTGCCCGGTTCCAGCGGAACCTTTACCGGATCGGGTTATCTCAGCTCAATCAAAGTCGCGGGCGGATTCGAGGAAGCGATCAAATTCAGCGGATCGATCCAGGGTACTTCTACGCTCACACAGACGGTCAGTTAAGAAATCAATCATAGGGGGAAAGGGATATGCCTATCAAATCAATTCCGGTTGTCTTTGCGGACGGCCGGACCAGGCATCTCCGATATGACTTCAACGCCTTTTGTACGCTTGAGGAAATTTTGAATCTCCCCATCGTCAACTTCGGAAAAAAACTCGGAAAGAGGATGGCCCTCAAGGAATTGCGGGCCGTCCTCTATGCCGGGTTGATCCATGAGGAGCCGGAGTTGACGCTGAAGGAAGCGGGGGAACTTCTTGAGGGGGCAATCGAAAAAGGGCAGATGGAGAAAGTCGGGGCGGCCATCACGGAAGCCTTTAACAATTCATTCGGGACAGACGAGACCGGAGAACTAAAAAACGAAAACGAGCCGGAGCGGAAGTAAAGGACTGGACCTGGCGGAAGTTTTTTAACGACTGCCGGGATCAAGCCGATTACATGGGACTCCGGCCCGCCGAATTTTGGACGCTCACGCCCGCTGAATTTTCCGGGATAGTGGACGGATTTGCCCGAAGGCGACGAAACGAGGAAGAGGAATCATGGCGGCGGGCGGCCTTTCTCGGTGCAATCTTTATAAACCTATCTTTTCCTTTTTCAAAAAAATCGGTTAAGCCGGAAGACCTTATCAGTTTTCTCGATGAGGAAAAGCGGGAAAAACAGGAAAAGGAAGCGGAGTTAAGTGATGAGGAACGGCAACGGCAGATGAGGGAACGATTGAAGTTTTTCAAGTCAAAATTCTGGACGAAACTCGACGGCGATAGTTTGGACAAAATAAAAGTCTACGGAGAATAGAATGGGCAAAGTCGGCGAACTGTACGTAGAACTCGGATTAAACACCAAGGGTCTACTTGGTGGTCTATATGATGCTGAAATAGCCTTTGAAAAAATCAGTACGGCCATGCAGACCGTTGCCAAAGGTTTAGGCGTTACGCTCAAAACTGATTTACAGAAACAACTGAAGGAAGCCGAGATTGGCTTACTTGCTTTAAACAAGGCGGGCGAATTAACCCCACAGCAGTTGAAGGTTCTCCAGGACCGCATTGGATCCATGAAGGCTGAACTTGGCGGGGCTATTAAGGAAACCGGACTATTTTCCGGCCAACTTGGTCAACTTGGAATAGCCATGATCGGTGCTGTCAGCATTACAAAATTAGCTCATAAGGCATGGGCAGATTTTACGGGATATATCAAAGGTGCAATTGCCGGAGCAAAGGAAGAGGAGCGGATCAATACGGCCCTTAAATCGACATTAGCAATTACCGGCCGCGAAGTCAGTCTTAATACCGAACATTTCAAAAATTATGCCATGAGTATGCATAACGCCACGATGTTCACTCATGAACAAGTGCAAGGTGCTCAAACATTACTTTTGCAACTTACGAAACTTAATAGTGATGGAATAGACCAGGCGACTCGCGGTTCTATCGGCCTAGCCTCGGCTTTGGGGATTGACCTTCATTCGGCAACCATGCTGGTAGCCAAGGCGATGGAAGGGAATTATGGAGCCCTCGGTCGATATGGGATAAGAGTTGATGAAAATTTGTCGGCAACGGAAAAGCAGACCCAACTATTGAGTAAATTGGAGGGAATGTATCGGTTGGCTACGGATGCCACGAATACATTTACCGGCGCACAGACTCAATTAAAAAAGGCACTCGGAGAATTACAGGAAAATACGGGTAGTTATTTTACGCAAAATGTTATTGGTAGAAAGATTATAGAGCAACTTCGAGGCGGGGTGGAGGAATTTAATAAACGCATAGATGAAGGCAAGGCGTCTTTTCAGGATTACATTGCACAATTCAGGATATCAACTACGATTTTTGGCGACTTCGGAAGGGCGGCAATCGCTTCGGCGGGATCAGTCAGACTTACCGATGAAGCATTAAAAGCACTTTGGATAACACAGGCAAAGGTTAGCCCGCAGTGGGAGTCGATGGATCAACAGTTGATAAACATGGCAAGATCGGCGTTGAATCTGGATACGAATGCCAGAAATTTAAAATATTCATTCAAAGGAAGTTTAGATGAAGATGCCATAACTAAACTTGGCCATCGATTAAAAGTTGCGGCCATGAATGCGGCCGAGTTGTCTGCCGATGTCGGGATGGTTGCATTGAATTTGGCCTTATTAGGTGATCCATTAATAAAAAAAATCTCCGTTCCGTGGAAGGGATGGATTATTGAAACAGAAAACCAATTAAAAGAATTGGAACACATATCCAAGGAAACATCCGACCGGGTACCCTATGATTGGACGGAGGCGGCCGAGAAAATTCGATTGCTGATGTTGAAGAGAATTAATGATTTGGCTGCCGCCTTTAGTAATCTTTTCGGGGGCCTTGCCGGTTTGAGCAGGGCTTCAACAGACAGGCAAATTGATGATTTGGATCGATATTATGAAGCTCAAAAGAAACAGGTTGCAAATTCTCTTTTAACCGATCAGGAAAAGGCCGACAAATTGAAAGTGTTGGACGAAAAACAGGAAATAGCTAGAAAAAATATAGCGCGAAAAGCCGCAAAAGATGAGAAGGCATACAGTGTTTTTCAGGCTATAATTAGTACGGCGGCAGCCGTCATCAATGCGATGACGGCGAAACCGTTTGGTCCCTGGAATTGGGTTCAGTCTGCTTTGGTAGCGGCACTGGGGGCGGTCCAAATTGCAACAATCCAGGCCCAACCTCTTCCGCTGGCCGAAGGCGCGGTATTTGCCAAACCTACCGAATTTTGGACGAAGAGTGGACACTACATCGCGGGTGAGGCAGGCCCGGAAGCGATTGTCCCCTTTGGCGATTTTACCGGAAGGGGTGAATCAAGAAGGCCCATTAATCTACACGTCCATAATTATATCGGCGGCAAGGAAATCGACGATAAGATCATTAGAATCGTGGAAAGCAAATCCAGGCGGCGGGAACTGACTATCGCCGGAGCGTCGGTAAGGTAACGAGGCAAATATGTCAACCGTAAGATTTCTATACAAAAACCTATGGCGCAGCGGTTCGGTTATCGCTACATCGAGCGAACATCCTCAATTCCCCGCCGAGAATACTCAGGATGATGATACCAGTCTACCTTGGCGTTCACGTTACGGTACGGGAAGCGGCAATGGGCGGTTTGTTGTAACGACCGCCAATAATGATATTGATTTTAAGGAAGATGCGGGAGACCTCTTAGCCACGATTACTCCCGCAACCTATACGGCTCAGACACTTGTTACGGAAATCAAAACTCGGATGGATGCGGCCGGTGGAACTTATACCGTTAGTTATTCGGAATCAACGGGGAAATTTACCATCGCCAGAACCGGCAATTTTACCTTACTTTGGCAATCGGGAGCTAATACGGCCCATACGGCCGGTTCACTTTTGGGATTCATCATTACATCGGACGACGGTCCGGCCGAGACGTTTACCGGCGATTATCGCCGGATTCATACCAGCGAATGCATTGATGTAGACCTGATCACGGCAACGGCTTATGACACCGTGGCCTTACTCAATCACAATCTTCAAAGCGGGGCAACCATAACTTTCTATGGTGATGATAATTCGACATTTACGAGTCCGGTTGATGATACCTTGACCTACAACGGCAATAATCTTTTCAAGTTTTTGATGGCGGCCCGGTCGGAACGTTATCTCAGAATATATGTCGTCGATACCACTAATCCTTCCGGCTATATCCAGATCGGAACGGTGGTAGTGGGATCATATTTGCAGCTTTCTCAGTATTATGGAACAACGGCTAAGAATCAGGAGGACGGTTCCATTATCGATCAATCGGACGGCGGCAATCTTTGGGCAGTTGAGAAAACGCGACTGGATGTCCGGCCGTATAACTTTCGCGGTCTGTCCGATACCGATGCCGGCAGTATCGACGGTATGATTGCCGAGGCGGGAATCCATAAAGCCGTCGTTCTTTGTCTGGATTCGACGGCCCCCAATACCAATAGCTACTGGGTCAATATGACCGATACAACCGGCCCGCAGGCCGAAGCCGGAGAAACTATCTGGACTTGGGATATGTCGTTTAGGGAACATACATGAGCGGAATACCGACTCCCCCGGAAAGCATCATCCTCATCGTCATCGATGCGAGCCATATCGACGTTCGCTGGACGAACGGTTCATACTATAGTCAAAACCAACCCGGCTGGTTGGACGTTGAACGTAAACCGGACGGTGGATCGTATGCGCAAGTCGCTCATATCGCATATTCGAATGGCATGGAGTGCCTTTTCCGGGATGAATCACTCGCCGACGGTACGAAATATTATTACCAGATTCGATTTGAATACCCGAATCTCGAATATCCCTATGGATCACTCTATACGGATTATTCCGACGCGGCAAGTGCGGTAACCTATTTGCCGATGACAACCGGATTCTACGGATCGGCCCATAACGACGACGTACATATGTTCTGGAACGACAACTCACAGAATGAAAGCGGATTCAAAATTTACCGTGATTTTGTTCTCGTCCATACAACCGGCCCGAATGAGGAATCATACACGGATCCCGGACTCAATACGGGTACGCAATATTATTATCAGATTTATGCCTACAATGCCCTTACGGAAAGCGGCTACCAATGGTTTTTAATTTGGACGGGCGATGTCCCCAACGCCGTAACGGATGTTACCGGTTATGCCACGGGTCTGACTACAATCCGATTGAACTGGCAGGATAATTCCAATAATGAAACAGGATTCAAAATCTATATCAGCACTAATGGAACAGACTTTTCTTTACATGACACGATAGCCGTGCCGAATACGCAAACCTTCGAGGTTGCTGATCTTGTCCAAGGTACGCACTACTGGTTTAGGGTTTATGCCTATAATTACAGCGGAAACTCCGATCATTCCAATGTCTGCCAAGTCTGGACGATGGCGAATATTTCAACGCCGTCCAATGTCGCGGCCGCGGCCGTCAACGGCACTACCGTTGATATCACCTTCGACGACAACTCCGTAGCCGAAGATCATCACTTCCTATATCGCAAGAACGGCGGGGCATATCCGGCGCAGGCAAGTCCCACCGCCGTTACCGAAAAGAATGTCACCCATTATCGAAATACCGGTCTTACGCCCGGCACGCTCTATACCTATAAAATTTGTGCTCAGCAAGATGCCGGTCCGGCCTATTCAGCTTATTCAGCCGAAGTCGAAGTCACTACCCCCATTGCCTTAGCCGCGCCAACCGATCTGGCCGTCTCCGATGTTCATCAAGATACCTGGATGAGACTGACCTGGACGAATCCGGCCGGAACATTGAGGAATAAGATTTATAAATCGCCCGTCAATTCGGGTTTTTCCGAAATTGCCGATATTAAAGGAACTCTCCAATCCTATAAAGTATGGGATTTGACAGCCGATACGAAATATTATTTCAAAGTTTCGGCAATAAACGGTGCGGGCGAAGGAACACTTACGGCATCCGTCAATCATACTACATCCGCCGTATATCTTCCCTCCAGGTTTGAAAAGTTGATGCTCAAGCAAAAAGCCGAACTTATCTATCTGTTGGAAATCAATCCCTTGTTATTCTTGACCGGATGGACACAGACGGCCGGTCATGTCTATGAAACTACCGTTGAAGAACGAGGAACGGATATTGATTTGGTCTATGAGAACGGTACGGCTTATACGGAATTGACGACGACGGCCCTAACGCCTTCGACCTTCTATTTCGATTACTATGCCCGAAAACTTTATGTCCATACCTCGACGGATGCCAGCCCCGCCGTCTTTACTATGACGGCCTCGATTTGGATTTATATTACCAACAAACAGGCAGCGGGTTCGGAAGTGGTTTACAACGGTAATTATTATCTTCCGCTTCTCAACTCTGAGGGAATCCCCGATATGAGCCAGGAGATCAAACCTTATTTTGAAGGCGGATTGACCTTGCAGGGCGGATCATTCACGGTAAGTCAAGGCCCGATAAACAATGCGCCGTTCTTTTTTATCCCGTTCGCCAAATATTACTGGGAGAATCGCAAAATAATCCTTAAGGCCGGACTTGCAAGTTTCACCTATGCCGAATTTGATCCTCCCATTTATACCGGGATCATCGACTCCTGCGAGATAAACGATGCCTCAATGGTTATTAATACACTCGATTTCCGGGAGGGACTCGGACGATCCGTTCCCTGGATGAAATATACGGTGACCGATTTCCCAAACATGGATACAACGAATCTAACCGACAAATGGAGACCGTATTATTTTGGGACGCAGATAGATATCCCCGTCAACTGCATCGATACCGCAAGTTATATTTTCGAGTTCAATAACGGTCGAGTCAAAAGCGTTTCGGCGGTCAAACTAAACGGCACCCCCCTAATAGCCAACACCGATTATTGGATCGATTACTGGCGGGGACGTCTTACCCTGGCTTCAACGTTTTTATGGACTACATCGGACAGGATCACAGTGACCTTTGACGGCCTAGTCGATGAAATCGATACGGCAATCACCAACGGCGCGGAGATTTTCGCCTATGCCTGCCAGAATTGGTACGGTCTCACGGATGGCGAACTCGATTGGGATAATATCTACCGAACGAAATATGCCCGGACAACGACGCTTGCCTTACCTTGTTATAAAGAACGGTCGATGGAGGAGATATTCGTACTTCTCGAACACAGCGTTCGCGGATGGACCTACCAGGGCGTGGACGGCAAGATCGGAATCAAGATTGCCTTGACCGCCGCCCCTTCCGATATCCGGTATGTTATGGATCAGCACATCAAGGACTTCACCGGTATACGAGACCAGGCCAATATCTATTATGAAATCCATGTTCATTACAACGAAGATCCGGGTACGGAACGCTATCAATGGATTAAGAAAACGGTACCAAACGCCCAATACCGTTCACGCCATTTTAATAGGTTGGATATCTATACCGCCATTCCCTCAGAGACCGACGCGGGAACACTCGGCGATGCCATCATTCCGCTCCTGAACAAAACCTATTATTCCTTCACATCCTCCCGTGTTCTATTCCCCTGTCAGGCCGGAGATTTGATTTACCTTAGCCGCGAAAAATTCCCGAACATATCCGGAGCGGTGACAAACTTACTGATGCGGATAATCCGAATCTCGAAAATGATCGGGCACGGTCAATGCTCGGTAACGGTCGAGGAAGTCTAATGGGTCAAAATACATTCGCTAAAAATACCGATCTCCAAAGTCATAGCAATCAAGACTGGAAAGAGGCTCATGCGATTTGGAAAAATGTTTCGCAGGTTATCTCCAAGTATTCGGCGCGGGCGTATCGTGCGACCGATCTTACGCCGACTTATGATGCCTGGACGACGATGACGCTCGACACTGAAAGTTATGATCCTAACGGAAACTTTGCTTCTAATGTTTATACCTGTCCGGTTGCCGGGAAATATGTGGTTCAGGCAGGATTGTATTTTCGTCATAATAGTGCGGATCAGAATGCAACCGTCGCGGCGTCTATTTATCTCGGAGCCACGGAAAAAACTAAGATTGGAAAGATAAATTCCTTTTTTGCAAACGGTGATCAATATTGGGGTATTACCGGAGGGGATGTTTTGAGTTGTGCCGTGGGTGATGTTATTGCATTGAAATATTATGCTACCGGATGGGACGCAACTTTTCAGGGCGGGGAATCGAAAATATTCATGTCGATCCATCGGGAAGGATTGCCTGGAGCTGAGGCGGCGGGAGTAGGCGCCTTTTTGAGTCTTACTGATACTCCTAGTTCATATTCGAGCGCCAATCTCAAATATGTTCGCATAAACAACGGGATGTCCGCCTTAGAGTTTGGGGCTAGAATGACCATATCTGCTAATGCACCTTCGGGTGGAGACAGTGGAGATATTTGGTTTCAGTATGATATAGATTTGCCAACACTATCAAAATGTTCAGTGTATCTGTATACAACGATGGATAATCTGACCGATATCACACCTACCCTTATACTTTTAGATACGAAGACGGATGATCCGGGTAACAATTTTAGCACGGTAACGCATCTCTTTACTTGCCCCGTGGCCGGATACTATGCCGTGACAGCATCGGTTGCCTTTAAGGACGTTATAGCATCTAAGGAATACCGTGCTCATATTTATATTAATGGCGTCCCCGTATCGAGTACGATATCGCAGACAGTCCTTGCTCAAAATATTATTTTGCCAATCGCTGGAATTTTCAAATGTGCGGAAAACGATACGATAGGACTTTGGGCATATGTTGATACCGGAGCAAATACCGTCGATGTTTATGGTGGTCATATATCTCGTACCAGGATGGAAATCCATTTGATGAGTTTGACATAAGGAAATTAATTGAGAATTTAAATGCCTATTTACGTTAAAACCGGTGAAGATTGGGTACCCTTGACAATTGGGGGGCTTCAAGGTCCTACTGGACCGCAGGGGATTACGGGTACCATAGGTCCGCAAGGGGAATCTGGAATACAGGGGGCAACCGGGCCGGTTGGCATCACGGGGCCGACCGGAATCACCGGGGCGCAGGGAGAAATAGGGCCTTCCGGCCCGACGGGGGTTGTCGGCCCGACCGGGGTAACGGGTCCGCAGGGTTCTATTGGCCCAACCGGGGTAACGGGAGTTGCGGGACCGACTGGAATAACGGGTCCTCAAGGAGCGGTGGGAACTACCGGGGCAACAGGCGTGACCGGTCCCGGAGGCCCGCAAGGTATAACGGGGGTTCAAGGTCCGCAGGGTAATACTGGAATTCAAGGTGTCCAAGGACCACAGGGTATAACGGGAGTTACCGGATCGCAGGGGAATACGGGTATTCAGGGACCACAGGGTCCACAGGGCAATACGGGCGTCCAGGGCACTCAGGGGACACAGGGAAACACGGGTATACAGGGAATACAAGGCATAACGGGGGTTCAAGGTCCGCAGGGATATACGGGTATTCAGGGAGCGCAAGGTCCGCAAGGAAATACGGGAGTTCAAGGTGCTCAAGGAATAACTGGAATTCAAGGCGTACAAGGTCCGCAAGGGGCACAGGGTGCAACTGGTTTTGGAGGGGATCCCGGTGAAACAGGAGCGCAAGGTCCGCAAGGACCTACGGGTTTACAGGGTGAAGAGGGTGAAATGGGAACACAAGGATTACAGGGATATACGGGAGACCCCGGAGAACTGGGCGGTGTTGGATACTTTTCCGGTTATTTCTCCTATATAGAAATAAACAACGGGCTTGTTACGTATATCAGTTAAGAATGAGAAAGGAGTCTCTCGTAGTGAACAAAGAAAATTGGGTTAAAGAGAATGAATGGGAGCGACGGTGGTGGGGAGATTGCGTGAATACCCATGATGAGGAAAGGAAACAATTGAAATATGCGTCGTTCATGGGCCTGGATCAGTTCAAGCAGGTCATTCCCAATAGAAATCAGGGATTTGAATTTGATTTGAAAGGAAAATCCGTTTTGGACATCGGCGGCGGTCCGACTTCTTTACTTCTCAAATGCACGAACTTTAACAAAGCTGTTGTAATTGATCCGGGAAATTTCCCGGCTTGGATTAAAAAGAGATATGAGACTCATAATGTCGAACTTAAAATTGAATTTGCCGAAGAGATTTGTCTGGAGGAGTTTGACGAGGTCTGGATTTACAACGTTCTCCAACACGTTGTTGATCCCGACGAGATTCTGAGAAAGGCGAAGAAGATTGGAAAAATTATTAGAATTTTCGAGTGGCTTAATACCGGAATATCGGATGGGCACCCGTTTTCATTAACAAAAGAATGGCTGGATAAATATTTCAGTGGAACGGTTAAAAATATGAATAACGAAGAAGGCCTTTATGGCGATGCTTATATTGCCGTGCATAATGTGAAGGAAAATAAAAATGTAGTTAGATCAAAACAGAAAGTATTTCATCTTTTGGGATTGGCCCATTTACCGACAAACAAGGATGAGGCCGTGGCGTGCGCCTTCTCGCAGAAAGTTCTTAAGATGGGAAAAATGCTTAAGGATTCAGGTCATAAAGTCTATTTTTACGGTGTGGAAGGATCGACGGTTGAGTGCGATGAATTTATTCCTGTTTCCACAAAAAACATACTTCTTAAGACGTATGGAAATTATGATTGGAAGAAATTCCAATATAAACATGACAGTAAGGATTTTGCTTACACCATGTTTAACAACAAGGCCATTCAAGAGATAAACAAGAGAAAGCAGAATACCGATTACTTACTCATCACGTTTGGGTGGGGACAGAAGGCTGTCGCAGATGCGGTTAATATAGGTCTGACAGTTGAATCCGGAATTGGTTATCCATCGACCTTTGCTAAATTTAAAGTTTTTGAGAGTTATGCATTCATGCATTATTCCTATGGGAAGACGGCGGTGGAGGATGGTTTATTTTATGATTGCGTCATTCCCAATTATTTTGATCCGGCCGACTTTACCTATTCGGCCGAGAAGAAAGATTACTTTCTCTATCTAGGACGATTGATTAAAAGAAAGGGCGTCGATATAGCCAAGGAAGTAGTTTCGGCCGTCGGCGGAAAACTTATTATTGCCGGACAGAGACGCGAGGGCGTTCCGGTGGATCACATCGATACGGATGCCCCCTATATAGAATATGCCGGATTTGCCGACTTGGAGAAACGCCGGATACTTTTGAGTGAAGCCAAAGCCCTTTTTGTTCCAACGACATACATTGGGCCGTTCGAGGGCGTATCCATTGAAGCGGGATTTTCGGGAACTCCGGTTATCACGACGGACTGGGGGTGCTTTGCTGAAAATGTGATCCATGGAGTTACGGGTTATAGGTGTAGAACTTTGGAACAATTTATTTGGGCAGCCATGAATATCGACAAAATCAAGTCCCATAATTGTCGGGAGTTTGCCATGAAGAATTTTACTTTGGAGCGTGTAGCAAAAATGTATGATGAATATTTTGATATGTTGATGACACTCTATGACAAAGGCTGGTATCAGCCGAATCCCGGTAGAACAAATTTGGATTGGCTTAATCGAGAATATATTTGATGGAGAACGAGTATGATAATAAAAGTAATCATCACACGATTTGAGTTATATCCGCAACTTAATCCTACGGGGAAAATTGTAGGATTTTTGATCGGCATTAAAACAGATGCCGGAGTAATGAAAGGAGGATTCTATAAAGAGGCTTTTGTTCCTATGGCGGGCACGATAGGAAAAACCGATATTCAAGTAGTTGAAATAGCTTGGCAAATGGTGAAGGTTGCCGTTAAAACATCTATTTTAGCCATGAAAGATAGACCTACCATTCTTGGAGTAGAATTTATTCCGCCTTCGGGTGATTTGTCTTGAGATAATCAATGGGTGTTTTTGGCAAAGTAGACGGCATTTGGAAGGATTTCCATCCTCCCATTTCAGGGGGCGCCTTGGGTTTTGAAGGAACAATAGGACCAATTGGTCCTATTGGATCATCCGGTGAACCGTGTTTTATTCAAGGGGCAACCGGGCCGGTTGGCATCACGGGACCGACTGGAATAACGGGTCCTCAAGGAGAGATAGGGCCTTCCGGCCCGACGGGGGTTGTCGGCCCGACCGGAGTAACGGGTCCGCAGGGTTCTATTGGCCCAACCGGGGTAACGGGAGTTGCGGGACCGACTGGAATAACGGGTCCTCAAGGAGAGATAGGGCCTTCCGGCCCGACGGGGGTTGTCGGCCCGACCGGGGTAACGGGTCCTCAAGGAGAAATAGGACCTTCCGGCCCGACGGGGGTTGTCGGCCCGACCGGGGTAACCGGAGCGCAAGGAAGTATCGGCCAAAGCGGGCCTACGGGAACCGGCGGTCCAATGGGAACGCAAGGTTCGACGGGAGAACAGGGTCCGGCAGGAGCACAAGGTATAACGGGGGTTCAAGGTTCTCAAGGAAATACAGGCGTCCAGGGTACTCAGGGGACACAGGGGATTACCGGAGTTCAAGGAGAACAGGGTAATACCGGAATCCAAGGTTCTCAAGGAGAGGTGGGCATAACGGGGGTTCAAGGTCCGCAGGGATATACGGGTACTCAAGGAGATCAGGGGACACAGGGGATTACCGGAGTTCAAGGAGAACAAGGCAATAACGGAATAATCGGACCACAGGGACCGCAAGGCATAACGGGAGTTGGGGGTGCTGCCGGTGAAAGGGGAACATGGGGTCCCGGAGGCCCGACCGGCGCTACCGGGGCAACGGGTCCAACCGGACCTACGGGGCCACAAGGATATACGGGTCCGGAGGGAGAAATAGGCCCAAAGGGAGAAACGGGTATTTGGGGCGGATGTTATGGAACGTGGGGTGGAGAAGGCGGTTGGGCGGGAGAAATTTTACATGGTTATATTCAATCAATATGGCCCGTATAGAATAAAAATATGATCAAAACAAAAAATAAACAGTCCTTGGATTTTCTGAACAGACTTCTCCCGATAGGACAAAATTTAATTCAATATATTGATGTTCGCTTTGATTCTTTTATCGATATGGTTAAAAACGATCCCGTTGTTTGGGTGCTGGTTAAAATGATAGTATCTACGAACATCTTTGGGATAGAAATTATTGACGATCCTAAACAAAGTGGTGTTTTTAATCAAGACAATAAACCCGATATTAGACTTAATTATCGCCGGGGGGAAAAACTGAAATTATCATGTCCGCCATTTGGATTCGACGGTTATATTGTTGTGAATCTAAGCAGAAAATATCAAAATATGAATGGCGTTCCGGTGAGCCATGAATCTATTTTGTTCCATGAGATTGTTGAGAATTATGAACGGGTGGAAATGAATTTATCCTATGCCGATGCCCACGAATTTGCTCGAAAATTAGAGATAGAATTGTTATCTTATCGAAATAATAATCCGGTATATTCCGGTTTAGCCGGTGAGATGGTAGAAGAAATAAAATGATGTGTATTTTCAAAAAGAAAGAGATGGAAGGCGACGGCGAACTTGGCGGCATAGGAGAAAGGAATGGCCGGGGCCGGGATAGGAACGGAGGACGATGCGCCGGGCATATGATGGGGTAATCCGTTGAAACCTTCCTATGTCATCATCCATCATTCGGCGGGTGAAGACAGATCGGACTTGTCCTGGAATGAAATCCGGGATTGGCACGTCAAAAATCTACATTACTTGGATATAGGTTATAACGCTTGCGTGGAAAATATTGAAGGTAGTTACGAAATCTTAATCGGTCGGGATTGGGATATAAATGGGGCTCACACATTGAGATATAATGATAAATCTCTCGGCCTCTGCCTCGTCGGCGATTTCAATAAAACCGTTCCGCTCGATGCGCAACTTGCCGCCGCCGCCAAATTAATCAAAATGTGGATGCGTCTTTTCCAAATTCCGATAACGAATATTAAACCGCATAGTGCGGTCAATCAAACCGATTGTCCGGGCTCAAAATTCCCTTGGCAAAAATTCCTGGATTTACTTGTCTAAGTTGTGTCGTAATTTGTGCCGTAAACTTATATGCAAATTGAGTCATTGATTGTCGCTTTTTATATATCGCCATAGCCGACGTATTCAACGGAACGATCCTAACTTTCCCGTCCTTTCCCGCTACTCTGGCTCCCTCCGCTTTTATGTCCTCCCACCGCAAATTCAAAATCTCGGACTTTCTCATTCCCGTATTCAATCCAAACAAAACCAAATCTCCAAAATTCCTTTGCCGGGGAATCTTGCCGTTTTTGCTTATTTCCGACACAGCCGGGATAATCTTGCCGACTTCCGCCTGCGTCGTCCATTAGATAGGCCGAATTCGGGGCGGAATCGGCCCTAGGATCAACGATCCTTTGCCTCTCCGTGAATTTCCACGCCCCCAAAAATAAGATCGTCCTTGACCATCCCTGGACGAAAAGTTGACAATTCATGCTTATATATACATATCCTTGCTATGCTTCATATGAGGGGATAGGGTTTATAAGGCAGGCCGTCAAAGGACTATAGGCCCTATTTTGATATCTCTTATTCTTAATGATATCAATGCGATAATAAATCCGATTTCAAAATATTGACCATAGATCGCATTTCCATCCCGGTAGCCCGACGGGGAGCATATCATTTCTTTATCCGGCTTTCAAGCGTTTCCATTGCCTTTTTCATGCGAGAAAAATCATCGTGTTGATATTTCATAAGGGTCTCTGTCCTATTATGTCCCAAAATATTCATAATATCCTGCAACCCGACCCCCCGGCCTAAACTTTCACTGACCATGATCGAGGCTGCCGTATGCCGAAGGCCATGCAAAATAAAATCCGAAACGCCCGAGATTTCGCGCACCCGCCGGATAAGCCACTTGACCTCTACTCGCGTTTTCCTATTTTCAATCGGCAGGACATAACCGTCACCGCACGAGTCGAGTTTGAGACTTGCCAGGATTTCTTCGATACCCGGGGTCAATGGGATCGTCTTCTCTCGTTTCTGCTTTGTTTCGGTCCGGCGCAAGACGATCCGGTCCCCGCGCACGTTGTCCCATTTGAGGTTGAGGAGCTCGCCCAGACGCATCCCGGTAAGCAGGAGCATGAGAATGATCCGCCGCGCATATTTGGGTGCGCGCGCGTTGGCCTGAGTCTCGGTTTCGATTCGGCCGGCCGCTTCGAGAATCCGCCTGAGTTCGTCCTCGGTGTATTCCCGACGATTTGAGTCCACAATATACGGCCGGAATTCCTTGACCGGGTTGCGGCCGCTGAAATATTTTTCTCGGATAGCGAAATTGAATAGTGCCTTGAGTAACGCCATGTAATGATTCCGGGTATATTTCTCTCGGCCGTGATCGGCGAGCCAGGTATCAATCTCCTGGATCTCGACGCTCCCAATTTCATCCAACGTCTTGTCTTTCCAGAACGAGCCGACAATATTCAATCGCCGCTCGTACATTTTCCATTCTGAGATACGTTTGACGTTGCGCTCGTAGGCTATGAATTCGCGGGCAATATCCTCGAATATCGGCGCTGGTGACGGCGGGGTGCCGCCCGGAATGCCGTAATACTTTTCCCATTGCCGCCGGTACTCTTGTTCCCACAGCCAACGTGCCTTGACCGGATCGCGGGTGCGGAGTGAGAGCCGAACGCGCTTGTGGTTTGGGGGAAAACCAATATAGGAGTCCAGATAGTAGGCGTGATTTTTGGGATTGAATACCGGACCTTCGCGTCGGCGGGGAGTCAATGCACCCTCTTTTTTCTCAGCTCCGATTTTTGCGTGATTTTGTCATAGGTCATTTCATATTCTTCGCCGCAATTCCGGCATTTGATGACGGCCAGCACGGTCGCATCCGTGCTCAGGTCATAGCCGTGAAGGACGGCGCCGCAATTCGGACAGATTAGGGCGGCGAGGAAGACGAAGACCATCTATTTTTCGTATTTGACTTCCCAGATCATTTTTGTTTTATCCATTTTATTTGAAATGTTTTTATTTGTATCATTAAAAAAAACGGAAAAGTTGCC